GAGAGATGAAAGAGGAAGCATTAATATTAGTTGAAGAACTCAACGATAAGGCAATCACCGATTTAGAATACTATTGTCCATTTGAATTTAAATCACACGGATGGAATAATTCTGCTATATACTTTATGGGAATCATTTTATGGACAGATGAAAATGATGAGCGAGAATATATTGAGGATACAGATGAGCAAGAGCCATTAAAAGATTATATTTTGAGAGAGTCTAAAGTGATACTAAAGGACTTAAACAAAAAGATGAATAACCTTTAACACCAACGAGAGATGAAAATAACAGTTGAACATTATGATGAAAAGGTTTCTATTGAAACAAAAAACGAAGACATTGACTTTAGTGACTTTATGGAATTGGTAAGAAAGGTTGCTCGTGGTGTTGGTTATACTAATGAAACAATAAACAAATATTTTAATCAATAGAAATGAGAGAGATACTACTTGAAATGTATGAGCAGCTCTGGGAAGCTGACAAGGATAAGTTCACTTGGAATGCTATCCTAAAGGACACGCTTGAGAAGATAGAGGTGATTCAGCAAGACCCTAACGAGGCTTTAATGAGAGCCGCAGAGAAGTATAAAGAGCAATGAAAGTAAAATTCACAAAACAAACCCAAGTTGGATTTCTTGTCTATTGGGGTTCTGGATGGATGAGAGACCAATACTTTGGTATTGACCTTCCATTCCTAAGTATTCAATTTATCAATAGAAAGTAGGTTACATAGTTCAACACACCAATGCATTGGTAAAAGTAAGAGGTTGTTAATGGGTTCGTAACCCAACGCCTACTTTAACATAAACGACTAAACAACAAATTATGCTATTTGAAGAACTACAATCAAACGTTGAAGACTGGGCAGATGCCAAAGGTCTACTCAAAAAAGAGAACGCACCTAAGCAATTCCTTAAAGTGATTGAGGAAGTAGGTGAACTTGCAGCAGCAGTTGCGAGAGATGATAAAGAAGAAACCATTGATGCTATGGGTGACACATTCGTTACACTCATCATCCTATCAGCGCAGCTAGGGTATGACCCAGTAGCCTGTCTGAACGAGGCATACAATGTCATTGCTAAGCGTACCGGAAAGACTGTTAATGGAGTATTTATCAAGGACGATGAGTAAGAAAGACAGAATCATAGAGCTGTACTCAGACACGGATGACATCCTGTTTGCTGACGGACTAGACGAGGCTATCATAGGCTTTGCTGAGAACGACTGGAGAGTAGTATACTCTAAAGACAAGTGCATTGAAATCCTTGCAGAGGATATGTCTGAAGAGGAAGCTGTAGAGTACTTGGAGTACAATACATTCAATGCCTACGTAGGAGAGAAAACACCTATATGGGTAGACACATTTAATTGGTAATAGATATGATCAGAAGATATTTAAGAAAGAAGAGACACATCCGGGAAACCCAAAAGTTTCTTGAGATGCTAGTGATTGATAACACTAACCTGTCAATACAGGCAAGTAGATTTGGTTGGACCACAGAGATTCAAAACTCTATCACCAACAACGCACTGCTTATACGTAAGTATCAGCGCAGGTTACGGCTAATAATGATGTAAATAAATAACAATGGCATACACAGACAACAAAGAACACAAGAAGATCATCGATTGCGTACTTCATCAGAATGTACAGCTATTTCAGAACTTAGGGGTAGACAGCTCTAGATCCGAGTACGAAAAGGCTAAGATTGCCGAGCGTCAAAAGCTACGCAGAATTAGAGACATTGATCCGGAAAAGATTGACAGACTCATTAAAGATTCCCTAGATGACTAAGGATGACATCGTAAGAATATGCGACAACACAAAGAATCTTCTGATAAAGAAGAACGAAGCATACGGAGACAGCGCACTCAACCCGCTAGGGGTATTTGGAAATGGGGATGCTGTAACATCTTTAGGAGCTCGTATGGACGACAAACTTATGCGACTCAAAAGTCTTGGGATGGGCAAAGATTCCGTAGATACTTTATATGATTTGCACGGATACATTACTTTGCTTATCATTGCAATAGAGAGGAAGGAGAATATCAATAGTATGGACTCCATCTGCGATGATGACAGCAACACTAGTAATTTAATTAACGAGAGAGAGAATGCAAGAACAAGTAACCCTATTCAAAAACATAACGAGTACACAGGAGCCACATCACTCTACACTGAAAGTAGCACTGGAGCGTATCAAGACTGGCAGGAGCAGATCCTTGATCGAGAAGGTAAGAGGGGTGCATTCGGTGGACCAACACGGAAATCCAGTACCGGACAAGACAGCTAAGAAACAACTACCGGTAGTACTCTTCAGTGGTAGGTTTGACTATCGAGCTGATGAAGGTCTAGTAGACCACAACGGTCTAGTCATACTTGACTTTGACGACATTGATGTTAACTCACTTAAAGCTCAGGTAGCTTGTGACAAGTACACCTACGCCTGTTGGATATCTCCATCAGGTAACGGTCTTAAAGTACTGGTTAAGATCAAGCACACTGACAGGCATAGAGACCACTACAGAGCTATTCTAGGGCACTTTGAGCGTGAGTATGATGTCGAGGTAGACTCCACGTCTATTAATGAATCTAGAGCCTGCTATGAGTCCTGGGATGAACACCTAGTATACAACGAAGGCGCTGAGGTATTCACCGGGATGGTATCCGTTCGTGAAGAGCGTGAGAAGTTAGCTGTAGTTGCACCAACAAAAGGTACTGACTACAACAAGGTAGCTATCATTGTATCGATGATACGTAGAGCACCTGAAGGAGCTAAGCACAAGGAGCTGGTTAAAGCAGCTTACCTAGCAGGTGGATACATAGCAGCAGGGCGTATTGATGAGCAGGAAATCTACGAGATTATGCTCAATGAGATTGAGAAGAAGAACCCTACAGATCTCAACCACGCAAAGAGTACCATCATAGATGGCATTGAGGCTGGTAAAAATATACCTCCGGCTGAAATGGTCAGCAAGGAGAATGAAGTACGCAGAGAGATGCTGGTCCTTGATAATGACTACAGCTTTTTATCTGACGATAAGGATGACTTCTCTTGGATTGACGCTTACGCTAGTGGTGATATCAAGCTAGGTCTAGACACCGGTGATGAAATCCTAGACAACTACTTCCGATACAAGCCTGAGTTCCTTATTATCAACGGACACTCCAACGTAGGTAAGACCACAATGGCACTCTATATGATCGTTAATTCAGCTGTAAGACACGACTGGAAATGGATCATCTACTCTTCAGAGAACCGTACAGCTAGTGTGAAGATGCGCCTTATGGAATTTATCTCAGGAATAAAGATTCACGAGATGAGCCAGGAGGAACGTACAAACTCTTTTAAGTGGGTTACAAAGCACTTCGTTATCATCGGCAATGAAGATGTATACAGCTACAGAGATCTCATCATATTCGCAGAGAAAATGATTCATATGAACGGCAAGTACCAGGGATTCTTTATTGATCCTTACAACAGCTTGAAGATTCAAATGAGCCAAGGCAGTAGCATCTCTACACACGAGTACCACTACGAAGCAGCATCAGAGTTCCTGACCTTCGCTAAGCGTAACAATATGGCTGTATGGCTGAACACTCACGCTGTAACAGAAGCACAGAGACGTAAAGGAGAAGATGGATTGCCAGTAGCTCCATACGCTGAGGATACTGAAGGCGGGGGTAAATTCGTGAATAGAGCTGATGCGTTCATAACATTCCATAGAAAAATTCAGTCACCTGACACCAGAGTCAAGCGTAGTGTTGAGTTCCACGTACGTAAAGTTCGTGAGACAGAAACCGGAGGAGAGCCTACACCATTTGACAGACCTATATTCTTGTGTATGAATAATGAGAACACAGGGTTCTTATCTCATCAACGTGGACAGCTGTTATTTAAGCCACTAGACTTTGAGGCTAGACAGTCAAATTTAACTTTGTAAAAAAACAATACAAAGTGTTAGGAATTTAACATTCAGTGTGTTAGCTTTGGTAAAATGAAATTAGAATACAATGAAGTTACTATCTTTCTTCCCAAACCTCCGAGCCTTAACAAATGGTATTCGGGAAAGCATTGGTCGATTAGAAAAAAGCAAAAAGAATCCTACAGCAAAAGCATCGGGGATGAGCTTGAAAAGATCGATCAGTTTACTATGGATAGATTTGCGCTTGATGTTCAGTATAATTGTCGCTATGACGTTGACAATGCTATTACTTGTATCAAGTTTCTTGCAGACTATCTACGTGGCGATGGTTACGTTGAAGATGACACTCCGAAGTATTTTTTCTCGCAGTCAACAACCTTTAACAAAGAACTAAATAAAGATGAGTTCAAAGCTACCATTCGGTGTTATGGATACCAAGTCCGTGAGTAAATCCTACTTTACAGCTACGTCCAGGGTATGTGCCTTAATGACAGAGCTGTATGAAGATCTTCACAACAAGAAGGGTGAACCCCTAACTGATATTGAAGATATCACACACAAGATCAACGCATACAAGAGAGTCGTCAGGACTGAGCTTGAGCTTATTAAGTCAGCTGTAGAGCAGTATGTCGAAGATAAGGATAGTTAACGAGGAACACCTCTTTGAGTTACTTAAAGAGAAGATCATATCAGACTTGACTATGTCCGGGGAACAGATGTCTCGATACGACTGCTACTCTCTAGATCACAACGTAGATGTAGAGTTGAAGTGTCGCAAGAAACATTACGATGACCTGCTCATAGAAAAGAAAAAGTATGATGCGTTAGTACTCAGGGCTACTAATCACGGAACAAACCCGGTGTACATCAACTCAACACCATCAGGTGTATGGGCTTTTAGATTGCTGGATATAGACCAGCCCACCTGGGAAGAGCGTGGTATGCCAAAGACCTCAGAGTTTAGGCAGCGCCAGTTCATCACAAAGGTTGTAGGCTACTACAACATTATGCAGGGCAAAGACATTACGGACCTACTATTTTCGTAACTTGCGCCCCCATTGTTTAATCACTAAAGAAAAGAAAAATGACAGAAGATTTTGAAATGAACGGAGACTTTGATAGTTTTGTTAATGAGTTAGAGAGCTCAGAGAAAAACGCAAATGCAGTCTGCGGATTAGACAGTAGTGAGTGTGACAGCTGTGGAAGCTAACACAACACTGAAATATAATTGATTGCAGGAGGGACTTAGGTCCCTCTTATTTTTCACCATAAGAAAAGAGATGAAGATAACAGAAGAGAAATTAATTGAATTCTTCCCTAGAGATATGAGGTTTGCCTACTTCGTGGCGAACAAATACAATTACAAGTTCAAGAACGGTTTCGTTATGGAGCAAGCTAATCACTTAGCTATGGAAGCTGTAATGAAGATGTACCGAGAAGGAAAAGAATTTGAGAACGAAGCACAGATGGTTGGCTATGTTATGAACTCGTTTCGTTTTGCAATGCTTCGTATGTTCAGTGACACAAACCCACAAAACAGATTAAAGCTGTACCTAGAGTCAGATGTTACCTATGGTGATGACGGAGATGAGTACAGTGTATTTCAAAACACCGCTTTTGTAGAACCAGAAGAGATCGATGACAATGCTTCATTGAAGGTACAGCTACTTAAAGATTCACTTACCGACAGAGAGCTTGAGATATTTGAGCTACGCTACGAAAAAGGTATGAAGTACGTGGATATAAAAGAGCAAATAGGAATTGCAAATGGATCCCTAGAATGGGTGAAGAGTAAGATCAAACGTAAGTATAAATTAATTGACAAAAAAGTAGAAGAAAATGGGAGCGAAGAAGCCAATGCAGCAAAGGAAAATGCAAGAAAAGAATCTATCGAAAGAGCTAATAGACAAGCTTATCTTGAGCTACGAAGAAAAACACAACGTGAACGTATTGAGGAAGAGAAGAGACAGAAACACCGTCGTTCCGAGGCATTGTCTTGGCTTGATCTTGACGCATAAATATAAGATGACTCTGATGGCTGTAGGATACCTACTCGGAAAGGATCACGCCACAATACTACACGGAAACAAAGTAGGAAAGAACTTTTTATCTCAAGGAGATACGCAATACACGGATGCAATGGTTAACTGGCGCATCATATTTGATGAGCACGAACTAGATATCACTGAAGAGACTCACGCTATAGCTAGAGTCAAGAAAAGAATACAGTCACTTATTGAGGACTCAATGAGCTACTCCGGAATCAGTAAAGAAGACACAGCTAAAATGTTAATAGAGCTGTTGAAAGAGAACGAAGTGGGTGCTGAGTATTTGATGAATAGAGATATATATTAGGATATCTCTTTCAGATTAATGTTTTCATTTCTCTCTCAATGAAGAAGCCCCTAACGGGGCTTTTTCTGTTTTGGGATATTACTGCAACAGGTCTTGCCGCATTCTACCGGTGCAACCTGGCACCATTTACTTTCTGTATTTTCTGTAGTGTTTCGTTTGTTTCGTTTACCCACGTATCCATCTTATCGTTAAACCAAATGCGATCAGTCCTCCAAGGACAGCTAACCCAAAGGTAAATAGCTTGTCTTTGAAGCTTTCTTTCTCTACGTAAACAATCTTCTCGTAGGGAACTTCGATCACACTAATAATCGTATCCGAGTCGCAGATGGCGTCGATAGTAATCGTGTCGTTCACCTTTACTAGCTGTACCCTCAGACGATCCTTCACTAGTGTTATAGTGTCGTGTTGCTTCAAAGTCACAGTATCCGTGATAACCACAGGTGGGCTGACAACCGTGTTGGTCACAACCATCGTGTCTTTTTCCAGAACCAACGGGTCTTTCTGAACCGCTTTCTTTAAGTGCCATTGAGCGCTGCAACTCATTAAGGACAGCAATAGAATTGACTTTACCACCCATTTCATATAACTCTATATTGATTCATACCATCGACACGATCTACTCTGAGCATCTCGCCTCTATTTTTCCCTTTCTTGTAAGATACGTGAACCCAATCCGGTTCATCGTCTGTACCAAACTCCCAGATCATCTGATCAAACACAAGGTTATCCTTGATGTACTCAAACAATTCCTTGTTGGTGAATCCACCATACACCTGTGCATCCAGGTCCAAAGCTTCACCCTTACAGTGTTGACTACGGCTACTCCCTTTTATAGCCTTGTTAAGAGCCTCGCTTCTATAACCTGAGCTCACATATAGAGGCTTACCGAAGTGCTCTCTAATCGGCTGAAACACGTGTTCAGCAACAAGCAATAAGTTCGCTAGGTGTTCTGGTGTAGGCTTGTTGTCGATGCCTAATCGTTTAGCTGTGCCTGACTTGATGACCTCAGCTAGAGATAAGTTTTCTGTCAATTTCATTTCTTTGCAAATTTTTCTAGCCCTGCGATTCCAAAGCTCCCCAAAGTTACGAAAACAAAACTGTTATAAGTGAACTCATTGATAGGTAAGTGTGCACCAAATGCACCAGTGATTACATCAGCAAGCATCACCAATACCATTACAGCGAAGGAGAGAAAACCAATAATGGTCTTCTCGTTCCAGCTGTTGTCGTCTTTAAAAATCTCTAAAAATTTCATAGTCTATTCGTAAAAAAAGTAATCTTGATCTGCCTCCATTAAGTGTGTCTTGATGTATTTCTCGGCGTTATCTACCATCTCGTTATTACCTTTCGCGTTACCAATCTTCACTACAGCTAACCACTTCTCACGAATGTCATCTAGCTGTGCTTTTCTCTTAGCTGGATTGTCGTAGTCTTCGTAGCTCTTTCTAGTCTCTGAGATCTTTCTTAGGTCTTGTAATAGTGAGTTTACAATGTTGTACTTGTAGTCACGTATTAACGATCGCTCAGCAACCATAGACGCTAGGTTGACAACCTTGTCTTTCTTTGGTAGATCAGATCTTAAGTAAGCATCTCTAAATGAAGAAGAGATTGTTGGTGGTACCACGATCTGCTTACCTACATATCCAGAAACCTTTATGATATTGTTGATCTTAGAATCAGAGTAGTCTGCAATCTTTCTACCGTAGATGTCCTCTCCTTTAATCAAGTTGAACAGAAGGTCTGCTGCAATGTTAGGACGGATAAAGTCCTTCACCATAGCTGACCAAGACTCTGGTCCACCAAAGATATCCGATACATCTCCATAAGGATCTTCAGAAGAGTAGTTGTAAACTCTTACATTACCATCCTTGTCAATCGATCTAGGAATAATAGTCTGACCACTCATCCATTCCGGACGTAATAACTTCGCTGCATCTTCGAGTTCTTCGTCATCATCTCCTAAGAAGTAATTCGAAAGCACAGTAACAATAGCTGTCTTCAATGCAAATACAGCTGCCGATCCAGCAACACGTCTAAGACCAGCTTGTAAGTACGCTTTCTTCTGTACATCTGTTAAGCCTTTTTCTTGAGACTTAGCAATATCCGAAGCACCATTCCAAACGTTCTGTCCGTAACTACGTAAAGACTCTAGTCTAAACGAAACGAAGTCACCCACTACAGGTATTACAGCCACCTTGTCGAACCACTTAGGTAATCTAGAGAATGTAGGAGTACTCTCCTTTACACGCTCTGCTGCTTCCTTGTGTACTCTGTTTTTCTGTGTTCCAGTTAAGCTGTCGTATTCTTTCCCGTACAGCTTTTTAGCATACGTCTGGATCTCACTTCTGAATATGATAAGCTTAGTGTAGTCATCGACCGCACCATACTTCTCCTGCAACCATTTGTCTTTGTTCTTGATGTTGCCCCATATACGTTTCGCTCTTTCGTTGTAAGCATTCTCATCACCGTCCATACCATACTGCATAGCAGCTTGAGACATACCGATAAGGTTAGCATCAATACTCTTACCAATAAGACCGTACTCAGCCATAAGGTCTAGTAATGATTCGGTCTCAGCATCTGGTGCCCAAGTCTCACCGGTCTTCTTAAACATCAGCTTAGTACGCTGACTAAAGTCTTTAGCAAACTTAGGGTTAGCAACCCCGTTAGCCATAATGAAATACCAACCACCGGTTAAGTTCTTTCTCCAAGTGGTGATGTTCCAAATAACCTTAGACTTTCTCGCAAGCTTTAGCACATTGAAGTATCCGTTTGCCCAAGCTTTGTCAGAAGAGTATAAAGGCTTCTGCTCTAGTGCATCAGTAATTTCATTGTGTACCCACTTGCCGTTTAACTTAGAGTACGGATCGTTAATCTTAGTGTAGTGTTTTTTCTTCGGACTTCCTGGGTCTTCATCTAGGATGTAGTCTGAATTCGGACCTACAATATCTAAGATACCTTCTACCATACGACCCTTGTACAATACATTAGCTAACGCTTGTGATGTCTGTGCAAACCTATTGATAGGATTCTTCTCTTTACCTAACAGCTGTTCTATGTACGCAGGTAATTCTTGCTTTCTTTTGAATGGAGCATTCGGTAACTTGATACCGGCACCACCTTTACTAGGCTGGTACTTCACATCCTCAAGGTCTGAAATGTACCCATCAATCATCTGTACAGCTTCGTCTCTGATCTCATCTCTACGCTCATTCACAATGCGCTGGATGTCCAAAGGACTTAAACCTTGAGCATTAAGCAAAGCAATCTCACTAATCATAAGCTCTTTAAACTGAGCCTGGATAGCTGGGTCTCTACGCTTATTGATATCAAAGTTCTTATCCGTAAAGAATCTGTATTGAGTTCTCAGGTAAGTAGTAAGGTTCTGCTGGATAGCCATCACCAAGTCATCACTAAGACCTTCAAATGCAGGGTCGTTAATCAAGCTTTCAGAGATGCCATCAATAAATGCACGAGCCTCACGCAAAGAGCTTAACAGCTTTTCACCTCTAGGTAGTGCAAGGATTTTCTCCTTAGCTTCTTTCTTGTTGTCAGCTGTCAAGTATTCATTGGCTAATGCTAGAGCTTCCTTAGTCTTAGCATACTTCTTGATCTTGTTAGAGATGACCCTAGACTTCTCCTCGGTTCTTGATATCAAGCCTTCTTTAGATTCTTGGAGCTTGAGAATCTCTGTCTCTAGCTGTGTTCTAAACATTGTGTGCCAAGCTCTCATATACCAAGCCTTCTTGTGTGTAGGCTTTGGAATTTCTCCCTTTTCTAGCTCTGTTAATTGCTTCTCTTCAACTTTGCTTACAGGATCGTTATCGATCTGGAACTTAACTGGCTGACCGTCAGCATCTTTATATCCGTTAACAGTAAACTGGTCATCAGACCAATCAGCATACTCTACATCTTTAGCATATACCAAACCACCAATCTGTACCACCTCAGCAGCAGAAACAATTGGCTTTCCATTTCTTCTATCGTAGAAGAAGCTGTGACGGAATGGGTTCATACCTACCTGTCTCCAAGGAGAGCCTTTACGACCTGCACCCGGAAAGCTGTTCTCAATCTTTACGATTTCCTCAACCTTCTTTACAGCTGATGCATCTCTCTCTTCTTTAGTCTTACCCTCAAAGTTCTTCCACTTACCAAGCATACGTGCGATGGTAGTCTTGTCTTGCTTTTTGAGGGTATCCATATTCTTACCAGCTGCAATGAATGAAGCTACCTTAGGATTGCTACCAAACTTCACATCTGTTGCCCAAGCTACAGAGCCGTAGCTTAAAGACTTTCCTGATGCTCCTTTATCGTGGATAGATACAACCCAGATATTTCTGTTCTTGTATGCTGGTATGTCTAGACGAAGACCTACCTCTGTCCCGTCTTCTAGCATCACGTTCAACAGCTTGCCTTTGTTTTTATCTAGAGACTCCTGCATATCTTTAGTAGATGCCGGAAGGAAGAAGTCAGTGATAGCTTCAATAGCTTGCGTGATACGAACTGTCTCTTTATACTCGGTATTGGTAATCTTGCCTTGTAGCAATTCAGAAGCAGCTTCCTGAACCTCTGTAGTTCTGTTTACAATAGCTGGGTTTACCTGACCTCTACCAAATAGACTTGGCTTCCAATCGATCTGCTGTTTAGCTTTATCTCCACTAGGTTCTTTATTTGTAGGCAGGTCTGTATTCCAAATAGAGGCATACTTGATATGATAGTAAGGTTCTGCTTTTTCTTTTAAGTCGTTAATCTTTTCTTTAGAAATAACTCTTGTAGGTACGCGAGAGTAATTGTTAGCGTATTTAGAAATACCATCTCTAGCTGCACCAAATTCTACACGTACAGGTAAATGAGACATTCCTAATTCTCTTGCTGCAAGAACTCTGTGGTTACCTTCACCTATCCAGCCGTAGCCTTGAGCATCAATATCTATGTAGATGTGGTCAGATCCTTTATATTCAAATCCTTCTTTCTTAAATGCTTTAACAAGTTCTTGTACACGCTTCTTATCTTCAGCTGTTTCGTATAGACCGCCACGATCTCCGTCACGCATATCCATAAGATTGTACAGCGTAGACACAGGGACATAAGCTGTACCCCCTGTTTTGATAATAGGGTCTGTGTTTCCAGCTGTTTCCTTTGTCTTCATCTCGATGCCTGCAAAGTCAATCTGTTGTTTCGGTATATCTACCTCAGCTACCTTTGCTATAGCACCAGCACTAGAACTAATATTCGACTCAATGAATTTCTTCATTGTCGTTTCAGCCTTAATCTCAACGACTATTTCATTTACATTATGCTTTGTGTAGCTCTCTGTAATATCATAAGACTTGTAGTACTTATCTGGATGATAGACACCTTTGATTTTAGCCATAACAACCCAGCCAAACGATGGGTGATGATTAACGTCACCCGGTTTAGTCTTTACAACTTTAAACGTCTTAGGATCAAATTCTACAAACGACATAATCTCACCACCAGAAACTCCAATATTTAAAGGGTCTGAAATTCTGTTGTAAAATTCTTTAAGACTCTTTACCCCAATTGCTTTTTGAAAAACTGGGTTCGATGCAATTCTCCCATTAAGTAACTTTCTTAAATCAGGAGAGTAATTGTTATCTGCATTTAGTAATTCCAATAAAGCATTAGGATCTTTCCTAAAAGAACTCAGGTTTCTTATGTTCTTTCCTGTTTTCTCCTTGTAGGTTTCAGCAAAAGATATGAATTCATCCTTCAGTGGAAGAACTGTTTTAGGCTCTTTATATATCTTTCTAGGAACCTTCTTTTCTATGACTGTATAATACCCTTTCTTTTTGAACTCGGCTCGCTTACTTTTTGAAAGCTCTACACTCTTCTCTGAGTTTTGAATACTTGTGTTGAACAAATCTATAAGAGTAGACTTGCTCATAATTCTATTGTCTAAAATCAAGTTTACCAGTTCCTCAAAGATGTGATGCTGAAACTGCCAAGATCCATCTAGAGTTCCGGAGTGAGGAGCAAATAAATCTGCCTTACCTTCTATAGCATTACGGATAAAACCTTCGGCTTGAGTTTTAGAATTAAACGCAGCAAGGTTAGAAACCTCTCCGAGCTCAACACCATTACGCTCCATCATAAGAGGAACATAATTCCTACCCCCAAGTAGATCGATAGAATAGCCGTTACCTAAAATTGTTACACCAGCATTTGTGTAGTCGTACATATTTGTCACGAACTTACGACCCTGTAGTGCAGTCATCTTAATGTCGGTCACAAACTTTTGTACAAAGCTTCGGGTATCTTCTGACAGCTTAGGAGCATCAATAACTTCTATCTGTTGTTTAGGGATGTTGATTGTACCAACCTCTCCTGATTCACCTTGCTCCTCCTCTTCGATTGCAGTTCCTTCTAAGTATGGGTTCTCTACAAACTCATCAGGCAGTAAGCCTACCTTTTGAGGGGCATACTTCATTATAGCGTAAGCCTTATCAGTAAACTCTTGAGCTTCCTCAAACTTACCCTCTCTGCGTAAAGCTCTACCTTTATCCCTTAGCTTAAATGCTTCAGTGTTAACCCCTGAGAAGTTTACATAGCTGTTCTGACCTCTGGTCTCAGCTGTAAGTGCTTTGCGTGCTAGAGGGCTAAACATTCTAGAGTGTACATCCCACGCATTCTCCTCACCAATAGGTCCAAAGCCATTGCCTCTTTCTGCGTGACCAAAGAAGTCGTGCACAAACCTAAAGATATCGTTTACAAGTAAGGTGCGACCGTTGACATCTTTGTACTTTGTCTCAGCCAACATAGGGTTATCCTTTCTCTGTTGAGCTGTTATACCTTCATCACCAAACCCTGAGTCTGTACTGAAGATACGCATATTCTTATTCTTGCGAAGGTCTTCGATCAACTCGTTACTGTTGTTGTAAGGCTCGTTGTTGTTAACCTCTACCTTGTACCCCGCTTTAATGATAGCCTCGTGCTGATCAATTGTTTCTTCGGCTAAAGCCTTGTAAGCAGCAGCAACCTCTGGGTCTCTAGGGTTGTCTTTCATCGCTATATAAGCGTCAGAGATTCTCTTAGACAGCTTTTCGTCAAGCTTCTTGATGAGATTACCATCCGTATGTTTCATCCCCTTAGACTCCATATAAGATATAGCTACCTTACGTGCATCCTTAAGAGGTTCATTAGATATTCTAGAACCTACAGGAACGTCCATCTGAAGCCTAGAAGCCTCGTATGGATTCTTGCTGTTTACTACAGCTGACTTTTCTGCATTGACATTTACCTCAGCACGACCCTGCAAGGTATTGATAAACCCATTGATGAAGTCTAGAGCTTCCTCTCTGCTTTTAATCTTACCGACCAAGCTCTTGTCTACGATATTTAACTTCGCAAGGAACTTGATTACAGCTGCCTTGATTTTATCTACAAGTGAAATATTGTTGGTAGGAGTCATACCACTACTCTCAGAAGCAATAGCGCCTACATACTCTGCTAAGAATTCTTCCGCAATGTCAGCATCATCTTTAGTCCTACCCGGACCGTATACCTGTTGATCGATATAAGCCTGTCTAAACGCTGATAATCTATTGGCTAATGCTATCTCTTCAGTAGAACCCTTAAGTAGCTCTGCTTCAATAATGTTAGTGAATTCAGAGATCTTTCTTTTATCAAACTTGACAACAGATAAGTAAGCGTGTAGCAGCTCGTGAGGTAACGTTGACTCGAACGCAAGGTCTAAGTTGATAGTTATTCTTCTTTGAACAGGCGACCAACTACCTCTCGATTTACCTAGATCAGGAGTACCTTGCAAAGCCATATAAGACTTCATATCTAAGTCACCTAGAATCACAAACTCTACAGGAGCTGCACCAAGTTTCTTGAGAATCTTATTGAAGTTCTCAATACTCTTAGCCATCTTTCTACCCTGCGCTTCGCTAATCTTACCAGCTGTCCAGTGACCTTTCTTTCCTAGATCTTCAGGCTTTGCATTTCTAGACATTAACTCCTCAACAGGGTCGCCTTTGTACTCCTCGGCAATGCCTTGCATTGCAGCAATCTTGAAAGCATATTTAGATGTACCTCTATCAGCCTTGTTGACTCCGGGGATAGCTTCAGCTTTACTATAAGGGATAAACACCTCACCACCGTCTTCTTTCATACGACCGGTATCTTCCTTTGTTCTGAATAGGATACCCTTGTCTGTGTAGACAGCTGTCATCTTACCAGTGGTAATGTTACGTGGGTCGTCTTTCTGACTTTCGGTTAATCGTTTGTCACTACCATCTTCATTCAGTAGCTTGATGTCGAGCTCTAGCTCTTGTTCAACTGCCCCAATTTCTTCAGTATCTGCATCTTCTGCGATGGGTTGAGCTGGCTCAGCTTCTTCAGTAGGTTGGGTGAGGATTTCTCTTGCTTCTTCATCTGTATCTATTAATTCTTGTAGTTCTTTTTCTGCATTAGATATATCCTCTGGGGTAGATGCGTTCTTCTGTAACCAGGACTGATATAAAATTTCTTGAGCTGTAGCACCTCTAAAGGTTCTTTTCTTACCGTCTTCGGTAACAAGAGATATAGATACTACATCACCTTCATCATTGTAGTTTACAGCGTCATCGATGTTATCGGTTTCACTCTTATATTCCTTACCTCTGATAGCGACTTTATTTCCAGCAAGCTGTACATCTGGAGTCATTTGTACTTCGATACCTAGCTCTGATATAGGCTTGTCTTGCACCTCGCTAAAAGGTCCTAACTCAATGATTCTATCTTTAGTTTCAACAACAGCTTGTTGTCCATCTCTCAATAGAGTACCCTCAACTGTCTCACCTGAAACAGGATCTTTGTATTCTATCGATTGGTCCTCAACGTTCTTAACTAATATTGTAGGCTCAGCTGTCTCTTTATTCTGGGTGACTGGTTCTTCAGCTACCGGCTCTTCTGCTGGAGTTTCTTCAGTCGGTTGTTCTACTGGAGCTTCCTCCGTAGGTTGCTTGCTTAACAACAGCTCTGTAACCTCGTCATCATTCTCTACACCCCATTGCCCAGTAGCAATATCCTCAGGAGTAGCATTGTTGACCATCTCTACAAACTCTTCTTTAGAGACTTCTTTGCCGTCACGGATGTAACGTGCACCACCCTCTTCAGCGTACTTGTTTTCTATAGCTGTCTTCTTAGCACGTAGATCATCAATCTCTTTTTTGATCTCAGCTTTCTGTGCATCACTAGGTGCTACATTGTATCTCTTAGAAGCTGTACGTATCTTCTTGTTAAGGTCTAAAACCTCTGTTCTGTCTTGCTCTGTAAACTTACTGTAGAACTCAGCGTCTTCACCTTGTGTGTTAATGAGCTTACCAACCTCTTCTTCAATCATCTCATCAATGATCGCCTGTTCTTCTGGTTTAGCGTTCTCACGCTTCTTCATCAGCTCAGTAACATTATTCTTGGCACGAGCTACTTCACGTTCGTTCTTAGTGCTACCGATAGCGTTAACACCTCTAGATAAACCGTGGATAGAACCACCCATCAGACCACCAATCAAAGTATTGTCTGCGATTTCTAGCACAGCTTCACGATCCCAGTTATCAAAGTTACCTCTGAGTCCGTTCTCGATAAGATTATCTGTTACAGCTACTAGGAATTCTTCTCCAGCTTCTTCTCCGAATGACTTGAGTAAAGTTTCTTTCTTTAGCTCTTTCTTTAGCGCTTTCTTAAACGTTTCTTTAGTTCCTTCTTTACCAAAGATCCTTGCAAACTGACGGACATCCGTCTTGAATAAATTCTCTGCAACACCTTCAGCTGTACCGACAGCTAGAGAGTATAAAGCTTTTTCTTGAGAAGAGAGTGTAGGGTCATCCTGAATCTCAGCATACTTACCACCGGCAGCGGTTGCACCTAGAACTACAGCTCCTGCTGTACCTCCTGTTGCAGCCATCACACCAAGCTGTGGGATTTGTTGCACCATAGTAGATGCAGCCATCTTAGCAGCTGTGCCAAAGTTACCTTCACCTATGTTACCTACGATCCCTCTTGCTGCATCTTCTTCACTGATACCGTAGTCACGCCACTTATCCTGCATTGTCTTAGCAGCGTCATCCATATAGAAGTCACCCATAGCACCTAAAGCTTGTGACAGCTTATTGTCTATAGGAGCAGCACTAAGCATAGCATTTTGTGCAGCAGTGTATGCAGGGTTAGCTGTAGCATAAGCCAATACATTTTCTTTGACGAACATTTCGCCAAGCTTGAATGCAGAGCCTACCATAGATTCAATACCAGACTGTAGTTCAGCCAGTACAGGAGTGTTCTTTATAACCCTACCGATAGGATTGAACGCATATATATCATAGTCTCCTTCAGATTTCTCAGATACCTGTTCAGGTGTCTCTTGAGATTGTAAGTCTGAAGATAATTCCGAAACACCGACACGAAAAGGTTCTTGTGAATCTTCTTTTTTTTTTTGATCTTCAAAAACCACTACAGATTCGTACTCTGGGTACTTGTCTACAATTTTTCTAGACAACTCTAGATCATCAATATCTTTATACTCAGGATACTTCGCTTTAATTTTTGCAGCGAATTCTGAAACTGTTAGCTTTTGATCTGCCATAATATCTTTTATAGAATTCCGAGACTATCCTTACCTTCAGTAGCCTCTGTGGTTTCTTCCTGCGAAGATACGGAATTTCCATCAAGGCTGATTCCGTAGTCCTTTTTCAAAGCGTTTTTGATTCTTGCAATTTCGTTAGGTTCAGCGCCTCTAGTTCTGGTTTTTGTAACTGTTTCTTTTTGACCCTGTTGATTACGCTCTTCAATCTCGTAGGTTTCTTCTACCACTAGCTCACCATCATTGTCAAATGCAAAACCTACAACATTCTTCATAGATCCTGTAAATGGCTTAGCAAATGCCTTGAAGTCAAGTATTAGTGGACTAGCGTCTTCTGTTGAAGTAGGACCTTCCATCTCTACTTGATAATCTTCTAGTCTTAAGTATTGCTTTCCAGAGCCGCTTTTTGAAGAAGATAGTGAGCTAAAGTCACTAGGTAGGTTACGCATAAAGTTGTCTACCAATTCTTTCTTATAAGACTGGATAAACTCTTGCTTCTTTTCTTCGGGTTGATTACGTAGGAATTCTAGTTCCTCCATACTATTGATCATCTCATCTTCACCGCCGGCAAATCCATTACGAACGCCACCCCAGGCTAAAGCCTTTTCTACAGATGATTCGTTAGCATTGATAAACGCTTCTGCCATAGACTCTGCGTGAGCTCTAGCAGCACTCGTATTTAGATCCCCACTGTCATTGTAGAAGTCCTTAACCTTAGCACTGCTTAGTTTAAGCATCTTGTTAGCTTGATCAACAGGGTTAGCCAAGTCGTACTTCATAGATTGAGGAAGCACAAATGGCTCTTGTACAGCTAATGTAAGGTCATCAAGTGTTCTCTTAGAACGTCTGAAGTTATCTGTCAGCGATAAGAACTCTTGACCTGCGATAGAATACTTACTAGGGTCTGCTTTGTACGCAGCAACCTGTGTTCTGTATTGATCAGCATTAGCAATAGCCATACCAGCAATCTGAGTGTACTCACCATACGCTTCATCAGCTTTACGCTTAGCCTCCGGGGAGTCGGACTCGATAGCCATATCTAGCTGTGACTGATATTTATTCCAAGCTTCTTGAACTAACGGCTTATCACCTTCTAGGTATGCACCCTCTTTCTTCTCGTTGGAATCGATCCAGCTGTTCATCTCTTTTTGCTCTTGACGCTTTTGTTGCATAGCGTTCTGAGCCATAGATCCAAAGTCTGGTGTCTTGATTATATTTGCTGGTACGAAATCCATTACTTGAATTGAGGTTTGTTTAATAGCGTGCGAACGAACTTGTGTAGGTCTGAGTCTCCAGACTTAGCTAGCTTCTGCATAGATTTAGCTTGAGTAGGATTGAAGATGTATTCACCACCGGTCATCTCTCCAATCTTAGCACCATCCTTCATAAGGTTGATAGGGTTCTCTTTGTGAGAGAATTTACCAGGAGTCTTTTTTACTTTAGCGCCCTTTTCAGCCGTAAGCGCATTAACTACAGGTTCAAGCTCGTCTTCATTAACTCTATCTGTGGTCTGTGCATTTTTTACACTTAACTTAGGCTTGCCGTCTTCACCAAGGAGTCCCTCCTTAGAAGCTACCCCATAGTTTAGTCCAGCTTGCATAACATCTCCAATACCTCCAGTGATGTTTTGAGCACCTGCTTGGATAGCATTCATAGCAAACCCTTCCTCACGGTTTTGTCTTGCTACATCACGCTGTCTTTGTCTCTCAGCACCACTAGTAGCGATAGTCATTGCACGCATAATCTCTTGCTGCTGTTGTGACAACGCTTGAGTCTTTGCTGCTGATCCTGCTCCTGTTACCTGTCCAATACCACCAATAAGTGCACGGCTACCACCTTGCTGTAATGCAGCTGTAGATGAAGCCATAGATCTATTGATCTCATCAAGTCTACGTCTACTCAAGTCGCTAGCACGTGCTTGCTTGATTAAATCAGCATACTCTGAAGGCTTGCCTGTTGGAGCTTCATAAGCACCAGCCAAAGCTTGCTTCCCTTGTTTCTTTTGCCACGCTCCGTAACCAGCTTTTCCTAAGCCGGCTACACCTTGAGCGATTAACATCATTGTAATTGGATCCATATTGCAAAAATACTAATTTTAGTTATGCGCCTTAGAGTCTGCTACTATCGTATTGATAGCAAACAGTTCAATAGGGTCGCTTGAAGTTTTTGTCATTTTAATCTTAGCGTAGTAATCTCTTACCTGATCGCCTTCTACAGAGCTGCTACCAACAACCACTAGTAAGTCTCCTGCTACAGCTGTTACACTACCACTAAAGGTAACTTGTTTTGCCCCAGATATACTGACAGGATTTACAGATAAGCTGTTGAGCTCTGTTGCGCCAACCTTATATGCAGTAGCTGTAGCCCCTAGTGGGAAGCTTGTGCTAATAGAGTTAGTGAAGGTTACAGCTGATCCGTTTACCGAAGCTACCTCACCTAAGCTAAAGATTTCACTAGTACTTGTTACAGAATCGATAGTACTTCCGTAAGAAGATGTAGCACCGTGTATGTAAGAGTAGTAGAAACCTTCTCTTTCTTTGAATAGAGATTCAGCAATAGTAACGCTTTGTGTAGCTGTAGTAATAACAGCTGACCAAGGGGTGTTACCTTCAATAGACACAGACTCGAAGGTCTTGATAGCAGAAGGTTCTATGTTTGATACTACCTCTACAATAGACTCTGATGTCGCAGCACCGTAGAACGTGTTTCTGTCAGCATTCTCATCGTGTCTGTATATCTTACCTCCACTGAATGAATACATTGTAGAGTGTACAGAGTCAATTCGCTCCGGCACAAAAGAATATCTCGTAGCCCACTTTCTTGTTGCTGTTCCGTAAGCAACAGTAAATGCATCCAGTGTAGATGAAGAAGGGTCAATAGATCCTGTAGAATCTGAGTCACAATAAGCATTATCAAAGAAGAATGAAGGCTTGTACATATTTACCCGGATCATCACAAAGAAGTCTAGGTTGCTGTTCGTAGCTACACCTAATACACTTGATGCCTGAAAAGGCAAGCTTGTGTATATTGGTGCCCCACTTGATAGCTGGTCCAGATAAACTACAGCTTCAATACCCTCATCAAAAACATCACATATATCATCGAATGTACGTGGATCAGTTAAGAATCCAAATACAGCTGTCGGATTGTATTGTATTGGTGCTGATACTTCTGTACCCGTAGAGTCTAGAGAAACTTCGTAGCTGTACTCATCTGTATTGATGTGTACTTGAGAGCTAGTAATTTCTCCGGAGTGTACAATGTACTGATCAGTATCGTCATCTATACCACCACCAACTAAATGTGTACTGTATTTAGAGATGCTGCCAAACTTATCGTCAAAGTAAGACTCCATACCGACATCACTTATAATTGTAATGCCTTGACTATCAATCCTAAGTGCCTTGTTAGCATTAACATCAGCAAAGTATGTCATACCATCTTTAAAGGCTACAGACTCAGGGTGAGAACCTAAGCCGTACTCTCCGGTGTAATAGCGTTCATTGCCTAGTACATTTGTAGAAAGAGATACGATCTGATCTCCAGATCCTGACTGCAACACCTGTCTGCCTACACCGATCACACCACAACGCTTCTCTTGTAAGAAGTACAAAGCCTCGTTGTATCCTACTAGATACTTGATGCTTCCGTGCTCGTAAGCTAAATCCTTATAGTTAGCTAGCGATAGATTAAAGGAAGAGAGGTTAAGTCTTGTGCTGTCTTCAGAATCGTAATCAGAATACGTAATAGAACCTCTTCTCTTGACTGTTTTAGCGTCTTGTATATGAGCTATAGGTCTACCAATAGAAGATGCCTTAGAATCAAAGAAATCGCTCACTGAGTAATCCTCTATATATCTGGCAATTGAAGAGAAACTAGGGTAACCAGAATCACCTGTAAATAGGTAGGATCTGTTTTTAGAAGATGTAAATACATTTCTTCTACGGAAGTATACATCGCCCAAGTCTAGGTTAACAACGCTATCTGGATTAGAAACAGCGTAAGTTCCTGTTGTAGCAGTAATGTTTGACGTACCAAATCCAATATATAGAGATCCCTTTCTGTACACGTTACCTACAGTAATAGCTGTAGAACCTGATACAAGTATATCGCCCTTGAAAACTTCTTCGGTTGTAGTAAACTCTACAGAGGTAGGCGCTCCATTTGTGATGGTTACAGCTACACTGTTTGCAGTTCTTTCACCTTGATGCACGCCATTCACCACTTCGTAAGACTTACCAATCTCATAGTAGATGTTAGTAGCTGTCCTGTTGGTATTGTAGATCTCAACCACACACTCCTTGAACCAGTTTGTGTTCTTATTGAGTATGCTTTGTACGTTAAAACCTATTGCGTTTTTGTTATCCTCTAAGACAACGAACTCCCCAGTAGTATACTCTAAAGAACGGCTAGAAGATTTATCGAGTATAGGGTTGCTTGAGTCATCAGTGAAATTCTCAAGACCTAATACTTTAAATTCCTCCGTTGTTCTAGAGTCTCCATCAAATGACACAATACGTAGTATATCTCCCTTTTGATAGGTGTAAGATATATCAGCACCTGTCACAGAGTTGTACCCTGAAGACTTGCTAGACAACGTGTTCAAAGAAAGATATATCACCTTGTTTGGAGTGATCTGCAAGGAAACGTCTTCACGGAACGGTAAGTACGCACCACCTACCCCATACATAAGTTTAAGCTCACTCTCTCCACGACCAGTGTATACTGGTGCCCAACGCTTAGCCCAAGAAGGTGCTGAATGTTGTAACCTCATTACCACAGATGCCGCACCGTATAAATCGTTCTCTGAAGATCTGTCGTTAAGTGATTCAATGTAGGTGTTGCCTAGTTCCTGTACACCACCACTTCGGTTGAATTCATCGTAATACACCACACCTAGCTTGTGGCTAGAGCCTGATTTAAACGCTCGTGTGGACACTTCGTCCTCACTGGCAAAGATACCTCCAGCCTTGTAAATGGTGACTGCTCTGAAGCTTAAATCGTATATCGATGAATCTATATGTATTACTGGCGCTGCAAGAACTTCTCTGCGTACACTGCCTACCACAAGCTCTCTTATGTAAAGATCCAACGTTGACAGCTTGAAAGATAATTCGTCAAGTCCAGTAGTTCTGGAAGCTGTAAACACTGCCTGAGCATCAAACAGTGCATTCTCTTGAGCCATATTGAATCCATTGTTTTCAAGATTCACAAAACCTGAAGCCATACCTGACAACGATACATTGTAGCTTGAAGAGGTGATCCCGTTTATTACAGCTGTAATCACATCTGCTTTAGATGTTGCCACAGAAAACTCAATAACATTAGAGATATGTATTCCGGAAAACAAGAAATTAATGTTAGTCTCCGTTTGCGCTATGTCTATAGAAGCTGTTCCAGAACCGTCTCTGTTAGAATATACTACAGTGATGTCATCAAAGTCAATCTTATCATCATAAGTGTCTCCACCTACCGTGATGTATTCTGCTCCAATATGTGCGTTGATATACACCTTTGAGTTAGCTGGCAATCCAGCTGTATCATCAATCTCCGAGAAGTCTGGATACATATTACCAGCGGCATCAACAGTAAACGGTATATCGTATACTACACCTTCTTTTGCGTAGTTTGGTAACAGCTCTACATCTGTATCTATATTGGGATACCCTTCTGTGTACCCACCGTACATTAATCTACCATTCACAATCTCTTGAGAGTCTGCGATCTGTGGCACGTTATCGTACAGCTTGGTTCTTTCGTTCTCGGCAAGGGCTACACCGTACTCATCATTAATGAAGTTGATCGTAGCTGTTGTAGCTGTAGGGACATTGGTGACCTCAGCAATCTCATAGAACGTGCCCTCATTACCCTCTCTAGCATACAAGAATATCTTATCGACATCTGCTGAGCTGTATTTCAAGAACACATTGATCTGATTGTAGAAATTATCTTGACCAGGAGTTGTAAATCCTCTACGTAGCTGATTTTGGTTTACCGTAAGAGAGCTGTAAGGAGAGATAGCACTATGCTCACCGTCTGCATATACATACTTGTACGCAAACTGAAACACCTTGTCCTTGATGTTGTTCTCCTTTAAGTCGGGGTTGTTAACCACAACGTATGCCGGAGGATCTAAAGGTGGAGCCTTAGCTACTGTAAGCACAGCTAGCTTTTCGTCATCCGTACCTGTAAGCAACTGAGGGTAACCGTTTACTAGCGCCTTATCTGTATTGATCTTCTTAGGAGCTGTAAGCCCATCACTGAAGTACAGAAGCACATCGTTATTGTTATTGACGAATATGTTTCCCTTGACAAATCCTTTCTCTGTAAACCCTAGCACAGAATCTTTAATAATTCTAAATGCCCTGTTTGCTCCTACACTGTAACGGTAGATGCTATGATCGTCATTACTGTTCCAAACGAAGTAAAATATATACCCAAGCTGCTCGTCAGAAACGCTTCCAATAACCTTGTTAGTACCAGCAGGCAAAGACTTGTCTAAATCAACAGCTGTATTACCATAAGCGTTCTTTACCACAAAAGCTTGACCCGTATCATCAGAAGACACACGGATGTTAAGCGCATCAGTCATCTCTACAGACTTAATCTGACGCTCATCATCATCTTTATTTAGGTAATTAGGTGTAAGTTTATGTACAGCCATTTATTAGTATTTATGTTGGAACCCCTCGTATCCCATTTTATGTAAAAAAGTCTCTGTTAAGTGTGCTTCTATAGGGCATTTATATATACCTACAACCTCATAACCCTCGACTATTCTTCCATTCTTTTTATGATCTAACATTCTTTGCCTTAGGTTATTACTAAATCCAGCATAGTGCTCTTCTGGCAAGTAATACACTGCATAACCTCCAGTCTCTTCCTTGTATATTTTTTTAAACCTGTCTCTACTTTTTTTAACTTTCTCTGGATTTTTAATTCTGTATTGTCTTGAGTATTCTTTTTTGCACGACTTGCATCTTGAATCAAGTCCATCCTTTGATTTTGGATGACTGTAAAAATCTGATAATTTTTTAGTTTTGCAGCATTTAGAACATTTTTTCATCATTACATTTTTGGAGATTGACGGAAGTTCTTTCTTAGCATTGACAGTACGTCTTGCTTTCCGAATGATTTCATACGGGAATTAGCCTTGCGTCTCTCGTTATAGTATTCTTGTCTTGCTCTAGCCTTTTCATTAGCTGGAACATTACTCTTACGCTCAATAATCTTGTAGTACATATAAGACCTTAGAGCTTCTTCTGCAAAGATGTGAATCACAGGATTCTCTGAACGAGCTTCGTCTCCTACATACTCTATAAGCACCTTAGCTACTGCGCTGTTTGTTGACAGCTCGATTCTATTTTGCTCAAAGTTGATTCGGTACTCACCCAATCCTTTACCTCCTCCAAGTCCGTACAAACGTCCGTTAGAAGTATTAGAGATAAAGTCTCTGTACACATAAGACTCAAAAGCTTCCATATAAGAAGGGAAGCCTGCTTGTGTGTTAGTCTCTAGTAGATTCAAGTGATTGTTTCTTACAAAGCTGTACACTAAACCATCACCTCCAACAACACCCAACTTCGTGAGACCTACAAAGTCTACAGGTAAATCAGCTGTACTTAATGCACTGTCAACGTCAAGCTCCGCAGTCTTAATGCGTTGCCCCATATCAAAACCCATCTCACGAATTCCACGTAAGGCAAAGTTTCGGATAACGGTATCACTTGCATTAGAGGCGTAGTCATCCCCTGCAAGCGTAAGTATGAAGTCATTTACAACCTGACTAACGGCTACTGTTTCTTGTGACATTATTTAGTTTCTTCTATCTGCTTTTCTGCTGAAGCATAATTTACTACGTCAGCATCTCGCAGGTTAACACCAATCATCTTTGCGATCTCTACAACCAAGTCTACATAGTAGTGCTCAGGTAATTCAAAGTCAATACTGTTCGACGGGCTGTAGATCTCTACGCCTGGAACAGTCGACAAGTACCCAAAGCTTGGCTGTGAGGCTACTTTAGCTCTCGTTGTAGGGTTTGTACCTTCAGGTAGCTTATAGTACCTTAAATCGATTCTATTAATAGTTGTAGGGAATACTTCGATATCAGAAGATACTAGAGCAACAGGCGCACTACTTGTAGGCTTAGATAAGTCGCTAAATAAAATGCGATCAATATCCTCCTGATTGTACACTAAGTCAATCTGAGTCCCTAAAAACGAGCCTAACGCATACGTAGACTTTGTATTTACAGCTATGATTCTACCTAAATCTTCAGGCTTAGTGAATACACCATTAGACTTAGAGAGGGTTGATTTTTTTGCGAATACAGACAGGTCTTCCTGTAGCTGTTTCTCTTTTGCTTTATCTCTGCCTTGATCAATACCTGTTCTACGGAAACGCATAGCATTGCGCCCCTCGTCAAACAAACGGTTATATATGTTCATCTGTGCGGCAGCAGCGAACTCATTAAAGACAGCAGGACTTACGAATCCCTTCTGGTCCTTATTGACCAAGTCCTTTAAGGTGCTGTATACTCTATTTACACTTGCCATTAGATTATTCTTTGTTATGGCAAAGATAACAAAAAAGAAGGGGCTGCATTTCTGCAACCCCCTCGGTAATAGTAACTTATATGTTTCGTTACAGTCTGTTGAGCTCTTCGAGCAAACGATCGTAAGTGTCTGCACCTTTTTCTGTCAAACAGAAACGAGTCATAACATCTACTGGATCTAGTCCGGCAGCAGCTGTAACAATCAAACGGTTCGTGTCAAACCAGTACATACCGTCAGCCTTCTTGTTAAGGATCTGGAACTCAACTGCTTGAAGTACAGCTGACTTACACTTAACTTGTGGGTTGTCAAACAACTCTACAAAACGTGTAGGGTTCTTCTTAGCATCAATCAATAGATCTCTGCGGATTTCAGCACTCTTACGCTTGGTGTTGATACCCAAGAACATAGCAACAGGTAGAAGCTCAGAGATGTCTTTATCTCGTACGAGAGCTACAGCTTCAAACTGTGTGAACTCACGTTCTAGTTCTTCTTCTGCTGAACGAGACTTATCAATCATCTCAAACAACTTACCGCCATTGGCTTTGTTGTCAGGGTGCATAGATAAGAATGCTAGTAGGTTTGGTTTTTCAATAGGGACAAACAACATCTTGTTTCTGAAGACTACGTGCTCACGTTGTGCGTGTTCACTCTGCTCTTCTACATAGATAGATTGTTCGTTAGGAGAGTATCTGATCTGACGGACTCTATTTTGTTCCGGATCAAATACAGTTACCTGTGTGCGAATAGGACATACAATACCACCACCAGTGATGATTTTGAATGAGCTTGCTTTAGGTTTTTGTGAATCGAATTCCTTGAAGGAGTATTCTCTTTTTACAGCTGTAGGTTTAGCTGTAACCTTGGGAGTTGCAGTGGACGCAGATTTACGTGCACCTGCTGAGGGCTTTGTGTTTGCCATTGTATTTGTAATTGAATGAAATTAAAAAGTAAAGATAAAAAGGGGAGACCGAAGCCTCCCCCATTATCATATGTTTTGATCTTACTTGATCAATACGTGTTGGTTAGCTGCACGAGTAACCAAGTTACACTCAGAACGGTAGTTGAACTGCAAGCTATCTTCGTTAGTGTTAGAAACACCCAAGATAGAACCTGTCATCCAGTGCTCCATTTCACGAGAGTAACCGTTTACAGCTTTGTAGTTCATCTCCAAAGCAGCAGCACGATCACCTGACTTAGGATCGATAACGCTAGTCAACGGAATCATTACACCCTTGTAAGAAGAACCACCAAGCAATGTTGGGTCGTTCAACAATTTCCAAGGCTTCTTGTGGAAGGTGTACCCACCACGAGTGAATGACTTGAATCCTAGTTTTACAGCTTGGTCAGCATTAGAGAATGCACCGTAAGCCATTGGTCCGTTTGTTGGATCTCCAAATCCAGCAGCACCGTTAAGGCTAGCTACCATATCGTCAAGTGCAAGCATCTCAGCTGTGTTAGCGTAGATAGCGTACTCAGGAGCAGAACCTTGCTTGTCGAGCTCAGCAACGATCAAATCAAGATCAGTCAAACCGTTAGTTCCGAAAGACGGAGTTACGATACCACGATCTTCAATAGCTGCGAAGTAACCTTCAGAACCTTGAACAGCTTTATCACCTACGGTAGCAGAGTCATTCTTTCCTAACAACATCATCATCTCACGCTTGTCGAGGAAACGCTGACGAGTATCTTGCTCACCTTTGATGTACCAACGGTAATCACCACCACCTAAGTTGATGTAACCAATGTTTGTTGCTTGAGAACCAGTAACCTTAAATGTCTCTTTCAAGATCATATATGGGTTAGTACGGTAAACAACGTTGCTTTCTAGGAAACGCTCTGGTTGATCAGAACCTTCAGCGTACAAGTTACCAATGATTGCAGCGTCCAATGCGTCAGTTGCAGTTGGAGCTGATACAGTTCCCAATGCCTCTACAGTCACAGTGAATACACCTGCTGCTTCAACGATAGCTGTAACTACGTAACGATCATCTTCGTGAAGAATAACGTCATTCAAACGAACGAACATCACATCTGAAGCTGTAGTGTCAACTTCAAATTCAAGAGCCGCAGTCCAAGTACCTGCTTGCTTAGCGTGTAAGCGAGCTTCCTCGAACCATTCTACTTTGCTTGCAGAACCATTAGCCTTTACAGCTCCGGTCATTTGCAAGAAACCAGTGATACCTTGATCACCGTATGTTTTTACTAAAGCTTCACGTACATCTGGACGCTCTACTTTATTGATGAAGTCACCTAGTGCGGTGTACTTCGCTGGATCCAACTGGCGGAAAGACGACTGAACGCCACCGCTAACTGAAGGAGTACTTGATAGTGCCATTTCTTATTTCTTTTATAAATGGTTTAAAAAAACTTTAATGTCTTATCTGCACCAAGCGCATCAATGATTTGCTTAGCGAGATCATCTCCCGGTTGTGCCTGAGCAACACCAGGAGCTTGAGTCGATACATTTGCAGCCTGCTCAACAAGCTTACGCTGTCCGTCACTTAAACCCTGCTGATATAGACTTTTCGCAATCGCATCTATATTATCCACCACGGCTTGGTGTGTGTTGAACTTATCGTAATCCCATTGACCATCGTCACTAACGTATTGATCAAAGAATGATTCCAAGTTTGTATTCTTATTTACAAGCTGGCTCTTGTATTCGTCAGTAATTCCAAAGTTGAACTCACCGCTAGGTAAGTCAAAGCTTATAGCTTCTAAAGACTCTGTCTCCTGCTTCATACTAGAAATCCACTGCTCGTCAATAGGACTAGTAGCTGTAGAATCATTATTGTCTACCGGCAAAGTGTATGAGCTGCGCAACTCATCAATCTGCTTTCTAGACGTATTAGCATCAATCTTAAGCTGTAGTTGAGACAGCTTGATCTCGTCCTCTGTATACAAGTCCTCATCGAGTTTGTACTTAGATCCGAGAAGCATATCAACTTCTTCACCTGAAAGATCTGGATACTCGTTGACCATCGTCAGCTTTACAGCTGTCATATCATCCATTTCGGATGGGTTAATCGATTGGTACTTGAACCAGTCTTCTGGTGAGCGTCCGGTACTTTCGACAAAGTCGGCAATAACCTTCACACGCTCATCAATCTCTGCTTGTTGTGGAGTAAGCATTTCCTTCAAAGAATCGACACTGTTTAGCTGTACTCCTAGCGTTTCGCTCAAGTATTGTGCTACAGCCTCGTCACTCATCTGTGGCGCTTGCTCCGGTGTTTCCGTATTTAAAGAACTTTCTACTGGTGCCGCTTCCGGCTCAGCTGTTGCAGCAGGTGTATCGCCTACTGTATTATCTTCTGTTGATGCAGGTGCTGGCTCTGAAAAGTCAAAGTCAGCTACAACGCCCTCAGGTAATCCTGATTCTTGCGCTGGTACTGGTTCTGTTTGAGCTGCCTGTACATCTTCTACATTTGCAGACTCCATTTCAAATCCTGCTGCACCTAGTGCACCTTCTAATTCTGTTTCGCTACTCATAGCTATTGTTTTAAATTGAACTTTCGTGTTACAAAATTAACACTTTTCTATATACGCTTTTTAACAGTCTGTTACACAGCTGTCTAAAGGTTCTTGAGTCTTTCGTTCTCACGAGTAAGGAAATCTACCTTGACGCGCAGTGCGTGTACCTCAGCTGTAAGTGCTAGCACCTGCTCACGGAGTTCGTCTTTCTCGTCTGCGGATCTCGCTAGCAACGACTCCATATTTCTTACTCTATCTTTCAAGTCGTCTCGGTACTGCACACCGTCATCGTTTTGTAGTTGTGATTTCTTTTCCTCTGCCTTTACTTTGAGCCTAGCTTCAAAGAATTTCCATATACCTGCCGACCCAGCAACGGTAGCTATTGTTACTACTATTTGTGTGATATTATCCATTTCGGTGTAGCTGTTCTGTTTTTAATCTTTTAAGACTGCTGAACGAAGAGATTACCAATAACACCCATCCGTAATGAGACGGAGACGGTAATCCAATCGTAAGTAAATACATCATTAGACTTGTAGCGTATAAACCGAATGTAATAACAGACGCTCTAATTCGACAAGAAAGTTTTCCCTTAGCTACACATATAAACTGATAAACACCTGCTGCGATAAGCATAAGTTGATACACCGGCATAAACCCTATCTCTAAAGCTGTAGCAATAGGAGCGAGTATCATTAGTGCCATAGATAATGTAAGTTCAGTAGGCTGGCTATCGCTATAGGTCCATATGTTCTTTACGTTTTTAAACACCCTTGTCTAATTTTTCTTTAAACACTCTGATGGTATTCCAGAAGGCAAACAGACCAATAATTACCCAGCCTATATTAGCGCCTCCTATGATATTCATTTGAATAAGGTTGATGATTGTCATCACAGCTATAAGAGAAGCAACCTGTACAGCTAACAGTCTCATCTTTAATGTACCGTTCCATAGAACTGCCCACATCTGAAAGACACCTGCAAGGATTGCACCAAGGCAAAGGATTCTGTTTGGAGTGTGGAACTCTACGATCATAGTTGCTGGTAAAGCAATCATATGACAGAATGCAATTAGAACCTCATTGGGTTCACTATCACTGTACCAGAACAGCTCTTTAAATCTTGATAAACCTTTCTTGTATGAATGCATCACCATTTAACTTTTGAGGACCACCAAGCAGCAGACATTTTACCTTTAGCTATATTCTTTCTATGTCTAGCCTTGAATGAAGCACGTTTCTTTTTCATACGATCTGACTCACCAGCTTTAGGTTTACCAGCTGTACTAGCGCCTTGTTCTCCAAAACGAATAGTCTTCACTTTATCTCCAACCTTAGCCACTACAATGTGCGACTTCTTAGGGTGATTAGGGGTGCGTTTAGGCTGATTGTATTTTGTTAATCCAGCTCTAGATAACCTACTATCAGTTTTTCTTTTTTTCAATCTCATAACCGTTTTTTCTCATTCTAGAAGCTAAACCTTTAATGTACGTAAGCTTTACGCCAGTTTTTTCTGCTATATATTTTCTATCCTTACCTTCTATAAGCATTAACTCTACTTCCTCTCTCTTTGGGTTAGACAGAGTTTTAGAAATTTTTATTTTTAAATCTTCACTTCTTTTTTTGCCTTTCCAATAGAGTGTGGGCTTTTCTAATTTAGACTTGCTTAACTTTCTTTTGTGTTCTTCAGAAAGTTTCCTACCTCTCATTTTACATAAATCTTCTTCTCTATGTTTATAGCCTTCTGCACCTTCACCGCCATATGTGTAGTTACAAAGGTTTTTATAACCAAAAAAAGAAATTAAGCTTTTTTCTATACCACAAGCTGTCTTATTGTCAATATTTGATTCTACTATTTCAACATAGTATCCGTACTTATTTACGATACTGTGCCAATGCTTATTTCTATTAGATTTACTATTCTCTCTCCACCTTCTGCCTTTACCTACATAAAAGACCTCGTTATTGTCTTTTCTTCTGTGTAAATAAACTTTATAGTCGGTGTGCTTCATTTCACAAAGGTATAAAAAAAAGGGGCTACGTTTCCGTAACCCCTTGAGTGTAAGCAAGTTCCTTGTCGGGTTATTACTTTACCTCTTCAGCTTCTTCTACTACCTCTTCGTATTCACCTGTAGTAAGGTCAACAGTGATTGATCCGTAGTTAGCTTCTAGTACCTTTTGCTCTTCAGCCATAGCCTCTTCCATAGATACTACTTGTAGCTGTGCTTTGTAAGCAGCGTTGGTAGCATCACCAAGAATAGTCTTAGCTTGATTGAGGTTAGACACAGCAGTCTGGATAGACTTGAGTTCTTCTTCTTTGAGTTTTAGCTTGTCAGCCATAATGTTTAAATATTTAAGTTAATTAACGTGGTACAAATATAATGCAAAATCTATAATGATGACACGATGGCAATACCTAACCATAATATTGACACACCGTAGTTTAGTACAGCTGTCTGGATGTCATCAAGCGGATACTTTACCGGGTATCCTAGTTTCTTCCCCTCGTATTGGAATAGCCCTGGACCGTTGTGACAGCTAAACCATTCCTTCTTACCGAAGATAAGTCTACGTGGCTTGTCAATGAGATCAGGCATACATCCCATAATATATCCAAAGGACGCTAACCAGAAGTTACCAAAAAGGTATGCCCCTACAAGAAACATAGCGAAAGCTGTTGCCTCTATGATGGTAGCGTGAAACTTATCCTTAAGTCCAGACTCACCGACATAGTCCCATACAAAGTGAGATACAAAAGCAACAGAGCCACCAAGGATATAATCCCCAGTGGCTAGTGTTATTGCTGCGCCAGTCGTACCGTGAACACTAAACCACATTATTCAGCAGGAGTTTCTTCAACAACCTCAGGAGTCGGTTCTGCAATGGTCAACGTTACAGAAGATGGTGATGCAAGTTCTGCGAGTTGAGCATCAAGGTTAGACTCAAATTCAGCAACACGGTCTGCACCAAGTGCTGCTTTAGTCCAAGCAATCATATCTTCGTGAGTTACGCTGTCAAATGCAGTAAACCCTGATAGGTCAGCAGTCTCTAAAGTTTGTGTACCGATAACGGTAGCTGAGTTTGTTTCGTCTGATCCAGTAACACGCCAGTGTACGTTGTAAACTACTTGAGATTCGGTTACACCGTTCTCGTCTGTGTGAGTTGGATACGCATCTACTGTGCGACAGTTCCAAGTGTAGGTATTAGCCATTCTAAAATGTTTTTGTTATAACGTTACAAAGATAATGAATTACAGCGTTCTGGTTTCAGATACCTGCGGAAGCTGTCTCTTTTGAATAGAGTCTGTTAAGGCGTTTCTCATTCTAACGAGATCTTCTTCAGGTATACCTGACTCAACCCAAGAGGCTACTGTAGCTTCGTCTAACGAGCCGTAAGGGACGAACTGAGACAGATTATCTAGTGACAGCTTAAACTCGTCTATATGCTCTTGTGAGTCCTCTCCTTCTTGAGCTGTGTAGCTCCAGTGTATGGTGTGAAGCACATCTATGTACTCCACATCATCCTTTGTAAATGTCGGGTAGACTTCTACCTCTCTGATATTCCAAGTGAATGTCATTGTTATATTTCTTTGATTAGTCTAAATGAAATGTGTCCTGCGTTTGCTCCTGTCTCTGAGTCTAACGTGTAGTTTAATGATCCAGAGCGTATTGCACTCTTTAAGAATACTGTTGCTCCAGAATCAATAGTTGCGTAGAACGTAGCTTGAATAGTAGCGTACTCACCGTAAGTAGTGTAACGTAGGTATTCAAAAGATCTTGAACCTAAGAACGTGTTATTACCACTGTCTGTTACTTGCGCTCCAACGACACATCTGTCCGCATAGTTATTCTTAGCTACAAACTGATATCTGATCTCGTAGTAACCTGTTTCGTTGATAGTAAATGTAGTGTTGTTTGTACGAGTTACAGGTGTTGTTCCGGAGTGTGAAGCTGTAGACGAAGAGGTGATGTTTTGACCACCGCCAGTATACGTTGAAGCTGTGAGCTTCCATCCCTTTGGAGAGTAGATACCGCTTTGCGTTAAAGCTGTTGTTGAGGTTGTTGTTAAGTCTCCGTTAGAGTCTGCTTGTAGAAGACCGCTTGTCAGAGATTCAAAACGAACAGTGCCGTTAACGTGCAGTTTAGCTTGAGGGTTAGTCGTACCAATACCTATGTTTCCCGAAGAGTTTATTCGTAATGCTTCAGAAGATGGGAAGTCTGAAACTATTCCTGAATCACTAACCCCAAAGGTTGCTTTTACTGGTATTGATCCATAAGAAACACCCCCATAAAGTACATCTGTTCCTCCAAATGTTAGTGTGAAGCTGCTGTCATCTGCTATAAGACCACCTCCTCTAAAGCTACCATTTACATCTAACTTATAAGAAGGACTCGTAGTCCCGATACCAACGTTGCCTGCCGAGGTGATGCGCATCTTTTCAGAAGTGTGAATACTTCTAAATATTAGAGCGTGATCATCAGGGTCTAAAGCAATGTCAGCATACTTGTAAACCGTACTACTGTTTTGCGCCATAAACCTAAGAGAAGACTGTTCTCCAGCACTACTGTTTTGTAGTCTAAGTAAAATACCAGTGGTAGCATCTGATATATGAAGTCTAGTATTAGGAGATGTTGTTCCAATGCCAACGTTATCTCCAGATATTATCATTTTGGTATTAGAGCCTGTCTGAAACTGCATAGTATTGCTGGAATTTTGATATAAGATGCGACCATCTCTATCGTTTCCAGCAGCAGAAAAATCAATGTAGCCTCCAGTTGTTCCAACTAATTGAATCACTCCATATGAACCATCTGATGTTTGACCAATATGTACTCCGTCTGTTGTCGGTGAACCCGGAACTGTGCCTACCACTTGTAAAGCTGATTCTGGACTAGTAGTCCCGATACCAACGTTGCCTGATGTATTGATAAATACAGCATTGGCAATACCGTTCGGATGCAGTGCTATAGCACCATTACTGTTGTATATATTTAATGATGACGCTCCGCCAAAACCACTATATGATCCTCCAGCTTTGAATATTTGTGCATTTCCAGAGTTCGTAGTAAGTATGTGGTTGGCATAATTTGAATTACTTGAATCCCCAACTTTTAATGCAATAGAAGATGTGTTGTTTTCAAATTTAGCAATGTCAACAGTAGATGATGAAAAAACATTGAGTGGTGCTGATGGGTCTGTTTTCCCTATACCAACTTTACCACTTCTCATTGTAAGTGTTTGCGTAGCAGTTCCAGCTGACATTGTTTGGAAGGTCAATGAACCATCTTCAGTCCCATCAGTTACATCCTCTGCTTTTGCCGTTAAGATTACATATCGTGTATCTTGACTTGCGTCATTATACCCTCTAAAATCTAAAAGACCAATCTCCTCTTCATCAACAGGAACAGCGTTATGTTGGAAGTAAAGCAATGGTCTATCGCTTGAAGCTGCTCCAAAAACCATCTTAGCATTGCCGTCAGATACATCTAACCTGTCGGCTGGTGCTGTAGTCCCAATACCAACGTTGCCAGCCTCTGTATCTATTAGCATTCTTACTAAACCATCAGCTCTTCTGAAAGCAATTTCACTTCCTGTCCCAGTAGAGTCAGCAGCTTGTAAATACGTTCCCAAAGCGGTAGAAGACCATAGTGTATTTGTATCGTCAGCTCCAGTAAACCAGCTTCTAGCTCTTACTTTACCGTTAACATCAAGCCTCTGAGTTGGATTAGTAACCGCAATACCGACATTGCCTGTGTTGGTAATACGCATACGTTCGGAGTTACCACTTACTCTAAACTCTAAATGGTCATCTGCGTGTGCGTATACTATCCCTCCAGTATAGGGAGAAGACGCATCACCAAAATAAACACTAGAATAAGTAGTGCCTAGTACGCCTATAGAAGATTCATTAGACTCTTCAACTAATAGTGTGCCGTATACAGATGAGGGGCTTATACTTGAATGCTGTACGTGTAACTTAGCCCCTGGACTAGTAGTCCCAATACCAACATTTGTGCCATCGTGATAAATTACTGAGGAAGTACCATTAGTAATATTTAACGTTGACACATCTATTTTTAAAGGCTTAAAAGTACTAGTATCGTAGTCGTAAGCAAATAGATTATTATTTGAATCTGTTGCATCAGCATAAACACCAATCCCCTTGTTCCCACTCTGAGCTATGAATCCCCCTGTATGTATAGATACTCTATGCCAAGAAGAAGCATTACCAATGCCAACTAATAAATCATCTGATACGTATCCAGTACCTAAAACGTGCAACTTCTGTGAAGGATCAGTAGTCCCAATACCAACGTTACCTGATGAATCTATTCTCACAACCTCCGTTGTAGAATCAGCATCTGCAATAAACCTTAAATCAGAATCATAAGCAATGAAGGTAGTATCTGGAGCAGTACCTGCTGCCGAACGAACAGCACCTAGTTTGAGCTTAATGTCATTATCGTTCTCTATTGTAAATATAGGTGATAAAGTGTCTGATCCAGACTCTACGTGTAATAGAGTGTCTGGACTAATAGTCCCGATACCAACACTGTCGTTGTGAACGGTCATTACAATACCGTTATTGCTATTTCCAAATCTAATATCAGCATCATTAGTACCGCCTCCCCTAGAAGATGTTCTTATAAATACTGTTTCAGCGTTATCCTTGTTTTCTTGAAGTGTTATCTCTCTATGAACTTTTATTTGACCATCTTTTTCAATAGAGAACTCACCTGCACTAAATGAAGATGTAGTACCAAAAGATTTACCATCAATATCCAATTCTGTCTCAACAGCATCGCCAGTTGGAAGTGTAGTAACATCTGTAAAGTCTACAGTTACAGCTGAAGTACTTACCGCACTTGCTTCAATATATACAGTTACACCATCATCTGTATATGTCTTTACATCTACAAATGCAGTTCCATTAGCAGAGTTTCTAACTACACGGATAGCCTTTATTGAAGAGCTGTATCCATTGTGATGTACAGTGATTAAAGACCCTGAGTTTCCGTAATTAGTACTTACTGAACCACGACAGCTAAATGGACTTCTTGTTCCACCACCAGAGTAGAATGCAAACTCACAAGCACCACGCCCAGCAGATCCATTCATATCAATAACACGATACCAATTATCTTCTGTTACGTTAGCAGTATCTGTGTCTTTGTAGGACTGTGGGAAAATCAAAGTTTGATCTGTAGTATTACCTCTATCTGTTACAGACTGAAGGGTGTCAGTTTCAGTATAAGAGGTTAAAAATGTGCTATTATCTACAGTTACATTACCGCTAGAATCTGACTTAAGATATCCTGCTCCGTATTGACTTAACTGCAAACTACCATCACCGCTAAGAATCAATAAGGTGTCAGAACCACCGCTTTGGTAAGACTGAATAGTCCATACCTTATTTGGTACTTTTAAGTCTGACGCTGCTGTACCTGCACCATCCCACTGGTAGAAAGTCCAGTTTAGAAGAGGGTCATCGTTAGAGCTATCAAACTGCACGTATCTGTTTATAGCAACAGGCGCTGAGGCGTTTTCTCCTGCGAAAGTATATATACTTCCACTCTTAGGTCTTGATGAAATAGTGTAAGTAGATCTACTATTTATATCCCAACTTGTATGAGCATTATAAGCTGTGCGTGCGTCAGCTGTAAAAGCTGTGTCGTGAGGGTTGTAAAAATCTACTACCTGAGAATCAACCCCTGACCCACCATCATCTGCTGGTGCGAAGAAACTACGTCCTCCATATACGTGAAGTAATCCTGCTGGATCAGTAGTACCGATACCTACGTTGCCAGCAGCTGTAATTCGCATTTTTTCTCCACCAGTGGTATCAAATAAAATGTTCTTACCAGCGTCTTCAACATACAGCTTTAAGTCGCCATCTGTTTTGATTGTAGCAGTACCTGTTCCTACGTTTCTAAATAGTATTTCTTTTGAACCGTTTGCTGCGCTGTCTAAACGAAGAGTATTTCCAGTTCCAAATACTTCTAACTTAGCCCCTGGATCATTAGTTCCAATACCTACACTGCTGGTTCCGCTATCAATAACGATAGTTCCGTCTCCTAATTTTCTTTGATATGAGATTGCCATATATCTGTTTATGTTATGCTAATACAAATTGTGGAGTACTTGAACCTGTGTCTCCATAAGTAGTTAAATGTAGTTTCCAAGTACCTGTTGTGTCCCCTGCGTAATAAGGTATATATACAGAGTATCTAACAATAGCGTAAGACCAGTTAGCTGTACCTGTTTGCTCTGTGTCTGTCACGCCATCTGAAAGAAAGTAAGTAGTGTCCGCTGAGAAGTTCATTCCACCGTTTAGGCTTGATATTAAATGAACGTCTCCTTCTGCTCTGTGTGTGAAATCCTCATCACTTTCCCAGTAGATGTAAGAAGAATCTTTCAATGTTCCAAAGTTTCTGTAAAGACCGTTTCTACTATTAACAGCTGTCAACTCATATTGATATCCTCCAGAGTTAGGGAACACTAAGTTGAAGTTGTAAGTACCTGCGGCTGTAAAAGAAAAGTTTAGATTAGCTGTATACATACGCTTATGTGTGTCTTCGTATACCTTAACAAAAGTTCCGTTGTTTGATGCTGGATCATTTGAAAGAGAAATAGAACCTACACTAATATCGTTTGTTGTAGTTGCACCTAAAGTAGTTACATCGTCTAATGTCTGTGCTTCTGTGTAAGAAGCTGTATCTACAGATACTAAACCATTAGCATCAGTCTTCAAGAAACCAGCTCCGTACTGATGTAGCTGTAAGTTCCCATTCTGATAGAACTCAAAGTTTGGCTCGTTGATATCAGCTAAGTGGAATACAAGTGAGTCATCACCATTACTATCCAAAGCAATGTGGTAATACCCACCACCAGTCTCAAGCTTGATACCTACATCTCTGTCGTTCGTGTTTTTAATGAGAAGGTCATCACTATTACCGCTAGCATCAGAGTTTTCAATGATAACAGATTCATTAGAGGTCTTGACAATGTGTAACGGTCCATCAGGTGAAGTTGTACCTAAACCTAAATCGTGGGTAATCCAAGAGTCATTGTCAGGAGTCAGTTTAATGGCTTGTGTTGAACCATCTCTAATGTCTAGGTAGTTGTTGCCATCATTATCATCCCAAAGCTCTACACGTTGTCTAATACGCAATACAGAGTCTGCATAGATAGCTGGTGTATCTGAAGAACCTGTACCTTGGTTTATATTGGTGTCCTCGTCAATATAGATATCGCTTGTACCTGTATTGATGGTAAGCTTGTGAGAAGGTGCATCTGTACCTATACCTACGTTGCCATCAGATGTAATACGAACCGCTTCATCTAATGTTTCGTCATTTTGAGAAGTAAAGAACGCAAGGTGTGTAGTGGAATCAGAATCTCCACTAGAACCCCTTATAGCTGCAATACTTGCACCGACTAAACTATTTCCAGGAGTAGCAGTATCGTTTCCTGCAATTCTAAATTTAATACCTACGCCTTCACCACCAAGCTGATTAATAGAGTTAGCATCATCACGTAAAGACAATACCAATGGATAATCAATGGTTTCTGCGGCAGAGAGATTTTGAGATACCTCAAGTATACCTGTTGGTGATTCAGTACCGATACCAATACTACCTGATGACTCATAGATTACAGAATCGGTAAGTGTATCGGAATCACTCCACTTAGGGATGTAACTAGCACTACCTGTTCCATCTACAACGGAAGTAATAGTGTCTAGGGTGATATTACCACTAGCATCGGTTTTAAGATAACCTGCTCCGTAGCCGTGTAATCTTAAATCTCCGTTATTATCTATAGTAACTTGATCCGAACCGTCAATTAGTAATCTAATATTACTATCAGCACCTTCGTTGTTTGTATCGGCAGCTATTATTAATCCATTAGCTGTATTTGATATGTAAGATGCAGTTGCATTGTCTTTTATTTGAATCCAAGCTGTAGCATCAGTGCTTTCAAATATTGCTACGTGATTTGTATTTCCTGCGTTAACGTGAAGTTTTCTACCAGGATCAGTAGTACCTATACCAACGTCACCAGTAGGGGATACAGTCATTGCAACACTTGTACCGCCACTAGCTATCTTAACAGATCCATCGGTGTGTCCATACACCTGACCCTTAATTTCGTCAGAAGCATTTACAAAGTTTACACCTCCAATATTACCGCTTGTTCTGTCAGACTTGATATCAAAATCCGTAAAGGAGTTACCTTCATTGATTCTAAGATTACCAGCTACATCAAGTTTATAAGTAGGACTGCTTGTTCCAATACCCACATTAGCATTAGTAAAGTAAGCATCTACAATACCATCACCACCCTTGATACGGAAGTGTTCATTCTCAGCACCACCTGCCGCAGTACCTGTCTTGATAACTACAGCACCGCTTGGAGTTCTGTTTGTCAGATATGGGAATGAAGCGTCATTGGTATTATCAAAGCGTAACCAATATCTCTCTGTTGCTACTGTACTCTCAACAGGTGTGTACGAAGACCCATCGCTAGAGCTTCCAAACTGCAAAGATACCCCAGCTGAATTTACATTTACTTTGCCGTTAAAGTGAGTTTCCTCTGATGTAGTTGCACCCCTGCCTGTAACACTAGCTAATGTATCTACCTCTTCCTGAAGGAATGTGCTGTTGTCTACTGTTAGGTTACCACTAGCGTCTGACTTAACATAACCTGCACCATATGCATTTAACTGAACAGTTTGGTCATTTTTAACCGTCAATGCAGCAACGCTATTTGTAGCTAACGTGATTTCTCCATTACCAGAAGAAGCATTAATCTTATGACCTGCGTGGTCGCTTACAGTGTTATATGAAGATAGTCTAAGCTGTCTTGTTGATCCTGAGCCGAAGTATGCGTACTCACCAATAGTAGACTTGTTTACATCAAGCAGTGCATTGGGTAATGTAGTTCCAATACCAACGTTACCATCATCTTGTATCCTAAGTTTTTCATCATTGTCTATATTAAATACCATTACGGTATTATTATGACTGTTAGAAGGATCGGCAGATAAAACTAAATTTTGATTTTTCTTTAATTGATCGGGGTTAGACGTATCAATATACCATTCTCTTGCAGTAGCACTATTTACTTTAAGTAAAGTCCCTGAACCGTCTATTTCTAATTTAGCTCCAGGACTAGTAGTTCCAATACCTAAGTTACCTGTGTTTATGTAACTGACATTGTTATCACATCTAAGAAGAACTTCTGCAGTACCTGCATTGTTCTTCATCTGGAAGTAAGGATCTTCAGATGAAAGATGCCCTAAGTGGAACGTATCTTGATTATTTACATTTCTAATCTTAATACCTTCTTCACCTGCTGCCGCTTTAATAGCAAGTCTAGAGTCAGGATCTTCTATTCCGATACCAACTCTACCATCATAGTTGATACGCATACGCTCCTCAAGAGTAGTACTGCTTGCACCAACGTTGGTAAAGAAAGCTATATCTATTCTGTTTCCCTGACCAGGCACATCTCTAATAGCATCTATAGCTGCGGCATTAACTCCGTTGGTCTGCCATCTAATTCTACCTAAGCTGTGTTCTGCGTTTACGTCTCCTCCAGAACCTGTATTCTTGATTGTTAAAGCTTCGGTTGTAGCCGTACCCCAGTCAGTAGATGACGAGATATTCAATACCCCAGTCATCGTATCACCAGTGACGTTCACATAACGTGCATCAGCAGTATCTTGAGTATGGTAGTCTGTAGAAGCACTAACGTTACCTGAAGCATCTGTTACAAGAACACCTGTAGTGTAAGTGTTGAGACGTACAGAACCGTCTGCGTTTACCCTAAAGGTTTCTTGTATTGTACCACTATTTATCTGTTGGAAATAAATGTCACCACTTTCACTTCCATCGGTAACACTATCCATTGACCCCATTATTCTAGAGTACAACAGATTCTCAGGAGTAGCAGCATTATTTTTACCGTAGAATGCAAACGAACCTATGTTTTCTCCTGCTGAATTTCTATCTGTATTTACAGCTACTGTGGTGAACGATGCTGATTTTACTTCAAGCTCTTCTTGTGGTGATGCAGTACCGATACCCAGTTGACCGCTAGAGCCTTGTAAGAATAAAGCGTGAGTATTTGTATCAGACTCTACTCTAAAGTCTAAATCTCTACTTCCGTCATTGATAACTACTTCGCTTGTTGTTCCTTCAATTAATCGCAGCATTTCATAGCCACCAGCTTGAAGAATAATACGATCCCCTGAAAATCTTAAATAAGTATTATTGTCTCCACTATGATATAAGTATTCTGTGATACCTACTGAACCGTCAACGTGTAGCTTGTAGTTAGGTGATGTTGTTCCAATACCAACGTTACCATCAGAAGCAATACGTACCCTTTCAGAACCGCTTGGGCTGAAGGTTAAAAATGAAGTACTAGCTGTTGAACCAAGGTCTATTTGATGTTCTGAAGCTACATCGGTAGGTGATCCGTGTACTCTTAAATGAGCGTTATTAGAAGCTGCCTGAAAGAAAATTTCAGCTGCTGCATCTGCATCGTCAGTTCCATTATTATCTAATGAATTTTCAATACGTATGCCCGTTGCAGCATTACTATTATGTTTTACGTGTAATTTATGATATGGACTCGTAGTACCGATACCCACATTAGTACCATCGTCATAAACAACAGAATCAGTAATAGTATCTATATCCGACCACTTCGCTAAGTAATTAGCCGTACCTGTACCATCTACACCCTGGATCTCAGAAAGGCTCACCCAATCTGTACCTGTAGCTGTAGATGAAAGAATCTGTCCCGATAGACCTGGGGAGTTGTTAGAGTCGTAGTATGCTCCTGTAACTCTTACGTTACCTGTTACGTGTAGCTTTTCAGAAGGTGCTGTATTGCCGATACCTAGATTACCAGCTCTTTCAAGAACCATCAGCCCCGATCCGCTTTCACCCATACTGTCTTCCCAAATTAAATATTCAGGAGTTGTACGGTAATACATAGACATACCATCTGTTGCAGTATATCCAAATTGAATACCGTGTGGACCACCTGCGCCAGTACCTGGATCGCCCAATCTAATAATAGAGTCTCCTCCAGCAATGTGTAAAGGAGTAACAGGCGCAGTAGTATTTATACCCACTCTATTGTTTGTAGCGTCTACGTGTAGTGTATCTGTATCAACTGTAAGCCCTCCAACGGTAATAGCGTTAGTAGTCGTAGCATTTCTGTCTGTAACGCTGTCTAACGTATCCTCAATGATAGATGTGTCTACCGTAATGTTACCATCTGCGTCAGACTTTAAGTAACCAGTAGTGTATGAAGTTAGTTGTAAGTTACCGCTTGTATCTAATATCAAGTATCCATTACTAAGACCTTCTTGATTTCCAATATAGAAACTGTCTGAATCATTAGCTTTAATACCGACTGTCCAAGCAGAAGTAGTATTTATATATTGTGTACCTGCGTTATTTAAACCAGTCTCTACAACAACCCACGTATTAGCGTCTGCGTCATAAATCTCTAAGTTCTCTACAGGGTTTGACTGTCCTATACCTACAAGTCCATCACCTGTAATACGCATAAGCTCTGTAGACGTACCTCCTGCGTAGAATACGTGAGCCTTTGTGTTATCGTGTAGGACGTGCTGCAACGTACCACCTGCCGAACGGATAGATGAGGTACTTGAGTTATCTGTATCTGTAAGCTTTAGTTGCGGATATGAATTAGAAGATTTTAGGTTTAGCGTAGTAACTAAGTCACCACTAGCCTCGTAGACGTTAGAGTCAGTAAGTGTATCTCCGTCTAACCATTTAGTAAGGTAGTCTACAGTACCTGTTCCATCAACACCTGCTGGGTTTGATTGAATGGTACTCTCAATAACATTACCATTGGCATCAACAGCTAAAGCGTATGCAAGAGTTCCGGTGTTATTACCAGATCCATATGTACTGAACTTGACATCTGTCTCTGCTGAAAATAGACTGTTACTAAAAAATCCTACGGCATTGCCATCAACTTGAAAAGTAATACGAGTACTACCTACTGCATCTCCGTGGTCAGCAGTTAGATAAACGTAGTTGTTTGCAGCTCTAAGCCTACCAATAAGATTATTAGTAGTGTCCTTTACAATTATATCTGGAGTATTCGCAGCTTCCGCTTGAATATTATTGAGAAACTTTATTGCCATAGTAATATTGTATTACGCAAAGATAAAAAATAAAGGGGTAGCGACATTCAGCCACCACCCCTCTATATCATTGGTTGTTTTATGTTTATGAAAGTCGTGTCACCAAAACTCTATATGCATCTGTAGAAGGAGCTGTAGCAAAAGTAACAGTCACTGTATCCGTATCCGTTCTTGTTACATCAGTGAATACTGTGTCTCCTGTAGCCTTATCAAAAATTTGCACAATGACATCCTTAGTGCTTAGTCCGTGAGTAACAGCTATTGCTGTAGTCGCACCATCACCAATGTCTTCAGCGTGAGAATTACCTTCAAAGAATCCAGTCAATGTAGCTGGAGTAACCGCACGGACAGTATCTGTTCCTGCGTTTACTTCTCCCTGAGTAGCGAGTTCAATAGAACCACGTACTGTCTCTGAGGCATCGGCAATAGAAATGGTTAATGCATTGCTCGCAGCTTCAGTAGTGATTGTAGTTCCGTCACCTTGAATTGCTAGGTATGCAGTAGACCCTATACTTTCAATACCTGTATTACCTACAAACTGAAGAACAGCTAAGGCAGTAGAGATGTCCAACTTCTTAACCTCACCTGAAGTATGAAGAAGAATTTCAGAAGTACCTGTAGTAGCTCCAAAGTCAGCAAGACTACCAATGTGTAGCTTTTGGTTTACTGTACTCCAGTAGTCGCTAGATTCATCCCAAACGAACTTTACATTAGCTGCACTACCTCGGTTGATTTCAATACCTGAATCTTGCGATGGTGCTGTCTCCGCTGCAAGGTTGCTGTTCAATAAGATGATATTGTCAGCAAGGTTAATCTCCTCGGTATTTACTGTGGTTGTAGTACCTGTGACAACGAGGTCGGAAGCAATGGTTACCGTAGTACCATCATCGCTAATGCTTGAGTCAACAAACTTACCATTAGTGGAATCCCACTTAGGAATGCCGTCTCCAGATAAATCACCAGCACCACGGAAAGAGATGGTTACATCACCAAAGTCTGGAGATACATCATCACGAGTAACAGTGATACCATCACCCTCTTCAATACCAATAGTACCGACAGTGATCCATATCGTTCCGTTCCAATACTTGATTTCATCATCTACCGTATCGTAGTAGATTTGACCCTCAACAGGAGAACTAGGTGCTGACGCAAGGTTTTGAATACGTGCGTTCTGTAGCTCGTTCTTGCTGAGGTTAATACTGTTTAGATACTTAATCGCCATAATATGTCTTAGTTAAAGTAAGCCTTACCTGTAAAAGCTCCTGTAAATGTTAGTGTTACTGTGTTATCGTCTACATATGAAATATCCCCATAAACAACGTCATCCGCAGAATCTACAACGACTACAGCTGGACGCTTACCTAGGTTATGTGATGCCGTCCAGGTTGACGCAGCTACGTCTTGAACGTGTACGTAGTTTTTATCACCACCACCTTTAAGACCAGCTATATCTACAGTATTCTGTACCGGCTGCTTAACGACAGTAGTTTTGTTGTATCCACTCTGCTGAATAGATACGCTAATGCTCTCTTGGTTATTTACGGTTATGTTACTCACTGACGTCTTCGTTTACTTTAAAGATTCCGTACATCCAAGTAGTGACAACAGCACCTTGAGAGCTTTGCAAATCATAAACGTAGATACCACCTTCAATGCCTGACATTACAGTTGCACTTGCCGTTATAGTAAGTTGACCATTGTTATTACCTGCAAATCCAAAATCATTTGCGGAGACATCGTTAGAATCACCATCTAATAGGGCAGATGTTGAGGTATCAGCCTCACGAACTTGCATCATCCATTCATAACCAGAAGAGAGGTCTAAGGGATCTCCTTGCTCATCATTAAATGTCAGTTCTAAGTTGAATGTATCACCACGTCTAGTAGTAATATCCACTCTATTTGATATGTCTAAGTTTATGTTGGTTGCCATATTGCAAAGGTACTAATTTACTGATTACTAAATGTCTAGAACGTCTTGCTGCTCTGGTAATTCACCTCGCTTGCCTTGACGCTGACTCAACAGCTTAGACTGCTCGACAGCTTGCTTTTTAACACGCTCGTCTTTACGGTCTTCTTTCATAGTCTCAGCTGAGTTCTTTACTTGGCTTTCAATCTTTTGTTCTTCTATTCCGTATTGACCTTTAAGCTGTTCCATTTCCATACGCATCTGGTGTTCTAGCTGTGCTAACTGAGCTTTCATCTCGAACTCCATTTGCTTCTTCTGCATATCTAGCTGAGCAAGGACCTGTTCCTTTTGGATCTCTGCTTGCGTTCCAGCTTGAGCTGCTTGTGCGTTAGCTTGTGCCTGTGCTTGAATGTTTGCTTGCTGCATTGCTTGGATCTGTGCCATACGCTTCTTGCGTCTGATAATGAGTAGACGTTCAGCCTGGTCAATATCCTTAATGTTACGTATAGCAATAGCATCCTCTAAGTCGATTTCTTTTTGAGACAGTGCAATCTGAATATTCTGCTCTAGGTACTGACGGTCTGTGTCGCTGAGGTCACTCAACACACGTACGCCAAAGTTGTACATAGGTAGATCCTTAAAGCTGTTTAGTACAGACATATTTGTCTTGCCAATAGCCTTCTCATACACTTGGTACAATACAGACTTATTAGGAAGGATCTGTAGACACTTCACGACATCTTCACAGACTCTACGGTAGTAGATCATAGCTGAGTTGGTAATGTCGTACAGAGCGTTGTTAGAAGCGTTTACAGCCATCTGATTCACACCGACCAAAGCTTCACCTTTAGGTGTAGTACCATCGACTACCTCATTGATTCCAGTAGTATCACGGATCATACGCAGATAGTGATTATATAGCGCAATCAACTCATTGATGTTACGGATACTGTTGTTAATCTCACGGATAGGAGGGTTTTGGAAACCTCCCTCTGGGTTCTTACTACGGTAGTAGAACACACCTGTTTGTTCGTAGATGTCTTGAATATCTAATGGCTGCAATTCTCCACCACGACCAAGGTCAACATTCTCTAGACCCTCGATATCGACAAGTACACCGTCAGGCTTAGCCTTAGCTACAGCTTGTTGTAGTTTCAAGTGAGACAGCTGTAACTGATCAGCAAATCCAATAACGCTAGACACCAAAGACTTTGGAATCATATTACGGATATTGGTAGCAATCACACTGTAAGAAAGACGAGCTCTAGTGAGGTCGTGCATATTCTTAGGAACGTTATTACACTGCTTGTAGTTGTATACGAAGTCTGTTCCAATAATGTAGCTACCTCCGTAAACTGTAGCGTTGTTCATATTTACAATCTCGCGATCGTATACAGAGTTCTTTGGTGCTTCGTAAAAGTCTCCTTTGAAGTAGAATCCTTGATTACCAAAGCGTGACATCTTCTTTTCATAGATCATAGGATCTACAGATAAAAACTCAAAGTCAAGTACCTGAACGCTATACTCATCGTATGGCATTTCTTGAACATTTACAGTATCGCCAAGTTGTACACGAGAGAACTTTTCCGGACTGTTGCCGTTCTTGTTCATTACGCTTTGCGCCATCGATTGATACTGCTTCTCTGTAAACTGACTACCAGCAATTCTCTTAAGCTCCGAGATAGATACAGTCTTGATATGACCAGCATACACTAGATCCGAGAATGTCGCATCTTCTGTAAAGTTATGGATGAACAGCTTAGGGTCTACATATTCTTGGCTAATCCCGTAGTTAGGGTCATTAACACGTTTAGACACACCCATACCACAGTTCACTAGATCCTCAACAACCCTTCTGTAGATCTTCTCATCGAAGTTGTTCCAGCTTAGTGTCATCTGAGTCCCTAGCTGTGCTGCAATCTCTGCGTCTGTCTTTACGTTAGTCTCTAAGAAAATCTCTGCCTCTTCCGGGGTCTCTGGCAAACGATCTGGATCGATGTCCACCTCTAGTCCGGACTGCTTAGCTTCTTGGAACTTGTCCTTGTTCGCTATGCGTGCCGCAATCTTCTTTTTCTTTACGTCTTTCTCGCTCTGTGATAACGGATCTACAGCTTCTACCTGTGGATAGCGATAAGAAGAAATGATTTTGTTTACAACGATCTTTGCGAACTTAGGAACGATAGGTACAGGAGTCCAATCTAAAGACATAAGAGCACCATCTCCATTATCTGGGTCAAGGCTATTTAAAATCTGTTTATAGATAGATGTGTCTTGAGTACCGGCAGCATATGCGCGAGCTCTTTCAAACTCTTTGTAGCGTTTGCCGTAGATACTGTTTTGATTATCCAATCCTCCCCACTGCGCTAGCATTGCCTTAGCATACTGCAACCCATAGCTGTAGTGCATCTTCTCACTTGTGACCGCTAATGGATTAGGGAATCCTCCTTTTTTTTCGTTATTCATCTTTTCGCTGAATCGTTATCAAACGCAAAGATAATAATTATTAACGTACGATTGGTTTCGCCTTCCTAAAGAACTGTTTACCAGAGAAGTCTGACCTCTTCTTTTCTTTCGCTACACGCTGGGCAGCAAGCAATGCTAACCCTGAAGATATGGTAAGGTCATACTTGGTACGGTCGTCAATCTTAAAGTTGATCCAGTCTTCTAGTGTACGCTCAAAGTACATACGTCCGTAGTTTCCAGCTTCATCTAAACCTATGTGCTCGTGAATATATGCCTCGATAGATTGTGCGTGTGCTTGGATTACATCCTGAGAGTTAGATGGTATACCTTTTGTTTTTACAGCTACCCTAGCCGTAGACTTCAAGTGTTCCGGACGGTCCATTAAGTACCCATCGTACCCTCTGTTCTCAAAGTAACGAGCGATACCGTACTTGTTATTCTCGATGAGTATTTCGTAGCCGTAGTACACAGCAGCCATAAGCACATCTTCATAGAAGATCCTTGCTAGTGGTGGACGGCTTGCATACTCTAGTACAAACATATTGGAGGGGTACTCCATATTGAACTTGTTGTATAGGTGGTATGCACCCTTGGACCCACGACCATCAACTGTAGCGTCAAGATCATAGCTATCCACTCCACCGGTACCTATGTGTTTATTACCTGGAGACTTCTTACCTTTATCTGTAACCACCTTGTTGCGTAGTTCTGTAGGCGGTAGCCAGGCTACTCTGAATCGACCATCAGGATCTGGACGGAACAACACCTCTGTGTCTTGTTTACCGTCTTTCCATACAAAGTTTCCTTTTACTACAGGGTGAGGGTACAGCTCTTGATTGTGCTCCACCTGTTCGTAGATCTTACCAATGTTGAACAGGCTAGCTTTAGCTGAATCACGGAATGCTTCCTCAGCAGTAAACGGGAACTGACGGATAACCTCATTCAGTTCATTGCTGTTATTGGATAGTGACTTACGCTCGTTCTTCAAGTAAGTGCGTGCACCTATCTCAATAAGATCTCCATCGATACCCATCACCGGTTCTTCTGGATTGTCTACAACGGGATTACCATACACGTCAAAGAAACCTTCTAGTGCTTCGTATGCCGGCACAAATATTCTGTACAGCATTGACTTGGTCCTACCATTGGCGTTACGCTCAGATGGATCGGACATATCCCAAAGGTCACGGTAGTTCTTACCGCCCTTGTCCAATGGGTTGACTGTAGAACCTACAATAGCCTTGCCTACAAACTTACGACCTACCATCAAACAGGTACGCTGAATACGCCAGATCTCTAGGATATCTTCTGGGCGCTCAAATTTACCAGCCTCATCGATGAATAGAACCTTTAGCTTCTCACCATCATAGGCATTCGAAGTAGTGTTTCTCCAGCTGACAATTGTATTCAGTGCTTCACCACCACCGGCAGTCTTGTTCTTCTTGGTGATACGCTTTGACGGCTCACGAAACGCAAGCTCTGTACGTGGGTTTGTGGTACCATCTTGAATAGGCTTGAAGAAGAATGGGTAGTGACGATACATACCTACCACCTTTTTCATAAAGATGTTGTCCTGTGCATCACGACCTGTCTTAGACATAATCCCTAGACCGGCATCATACGTAGAAGTAGCTACATCATCCACAACAGAGGAGGCTACGTTTGTGTATCCAGAACGTCTACACTTCGTATACATCTGTCCAGCACTTCTAGGATCTACAAAACAAGCTTCAAGGTGGAGCATAATGTCCCTTTGAAACTTTAAGTAGTACCCATAAAAGCTGGCATCGATCTTACTCCACTGGAGTAGCATATAGTTCTTGCCAGTGATATATGTTGCAACACCGTTATTGTAGAACCATAGTCCGTTGTTCCTGCGATCAAACTCTCGCTTGATGTATGGCTCGTACTTTGCTTTGAACTCTTTCGGCATATCATACCAGTCGTCCATAGACTTGATACGTGACAGCTCCGTAGGCATTGGAATACGTTGCCAGCGTTGCTCAGGCTTAGGTAGGTCACTATAGAGAATCTTACTGTCATCAGGTTGCTCAGGTAGCTGTATAGCTAGACCAGCAATCTCTACAATATCACCAGAGGTATCGTTGGGACATATATTTATGACCTTCTCTTCGTAACCTTTTATGTCTTTTAGCCCTGCCATTTGTTTTTTATTTCGTAACTTTACATTAAATTAACATACGATATGAAGAAGTTACTATTATTTTGTGCGGTATTATTGCTATCATCTTGCGCCTCAACAGGCAGCTATGAGTTCACTCAAACCTGCGTATATCCTAGCTGTGACAACCTAGCAATCCACCACCACACCTTCTAGCGTTTAGCAAACTGCTCGCTAAAACCACCGCCATAATCCTGATCGGCTTCAATACCTCCGGTCTCTTTCAATTCCTTGATCATATTCTCCAGCTTCTGGTACTCAGTGATCAACTCCTTAGCATCTAGTGCGGATTCTTTAATACTCTTGAGCTCAGCTCTACGTCCTGATCCAGATTGTTCTGTATCGATCGGTCTTCTGATCTCTTCGGTGATATTCCGGATAGCCTCAGCCATCGCTTCCAACAGCTCTTCACCGGCTTTTACGCTGCTGAATTGTCTCTTGCGCCCCATTAGAATCCTGTGGCGTAGATATGATCGATATGTGTACGGAATACTTCTTGACCATCTATCTTCATACGGTAGTCAGCGTGCTTCATAATCATAACCTTATCGCCAGTCTTGAGACCTAGGTCTTGAACCACCGGTGAATCGTACATTACGTAACCGAACTGGTTGTACTCAGGTTTCTTTAGCTCTGTGATGATACCGCTTTCTGTAATCTCTTCCTCAGGCTGCTCCTCTGGCTTGAGGAATATCCATTCTGACAACAGCTGTACATCGCCATCTTTGTTTTTATAGGCATAAGCTTGTGTAGCTTGGCTATTGCTTGGGTTGAATCGGACAAAATAGATATCGTCTTTTACACGTTGGCGCTTACCGTCTCCGGCAATCAAAACGTGGTGGTGAAAATACAATGTATCACCAACCTCTACGCCAGTGTCATACTTCTCAGGGACAGCTACTACTTCTGCCTCCATCTTACGGTTTTCGAATTCGTTCCATTTAGGATCGATGTAGATTGTAGTGTCTCCTACCTCTACCTCATCGTTGAATGCCTTCGGCAAACGCACGAAGAAATCATACAGTGGTCTCATAATAAATTAAATTGGATTGTGTTATGAAAAGTCGCAGTCGTATTCAAGCAGCACTGGCATATCCTCTACAGATTTCCAGAGCATAACACCGTCATCCGGGTGCTTGATGTAGATAAGGTATCTCATCTTACCATACTTATGCAGGTGCTTTTCATCTACAATGATAGTATCAACTGTACTTTCACCTGCCTTCTGACCTATATAATAAGCCATAGCCTTTAGGGGATTCACCCCAATGATAATTTTTCTAATCATTTTATTTTAATTTATGTAAAGAAAACTGGATTTAGTTTACACTATCATCTCCGTTAGATAAGTTTATCCAGTAATCTATATTTGAAGGATCGTTCTTTGGATCCTCTTCTTTTTCTTTTTCTACTTGATGGCGGTAGATGTCTACAACGCAAGACAACAGATCATCTAGCTCTTCTTCGTCTTCTACATCTGCCATACACAGAAGGTTCATCTTAGCCATAGGCTCGTTATCTTCCATCTCAATCGTATCCGGATCAATAAACCCTACAGCTACAGAAGAAATAAAAGCATCTCTCAAGCCGTACTTTTCTACGATGTCATTCATAGATAGTAACAGCTCATTAAGCTCTAGCAAACATTCTTTCTGATCGTCAGTCATTAGTCAAGTTTTGTTAGGATGAATGTAGATGTAGCAAGAAGACCGGATACGTTATTAGATGAAATCTTGTAGTACAAATCCGTTGCTGCCGCTACGTGGCGTACAAGTGAAAATCCAATAGCTGTATTACCTGTACTAGAGTGACCACGTGCAATGGATTGAATCAATGTTTCAGAACCACCGTCTGGTTTTTCATATATAGCTACATCAACATCAGTGTTATTTACTGACACCTCTAACATAAAGTTGATATCAATCTTTACCAAGCCTTCTTGCTGCACATTTACAGCGCCAGTAGTCGTGGAGCTTGGGAAGAAATGGTTTGATGTATCGTTTACCTCGTGAGAAGAAGCATTACCGTTGTTGTTTATACCGGCTTGAGGAGGTGTTGCTAAAGTTGTAGTAACAGAGTACAAACCGTTAGGGCGTAAGACAAACATAGGATTGGCAAACACCTGTGAGCTACCACTAGCTGTAGAAGCAAAGCTAACAGTATTCCCAGAGTACGTGATAGCCATATTACTACCCGCCTCAAACAAGATGTTTCCGTTAGAGTTAGGCGTTGCAAAGTTTACAGCGTTTGAACTGTCTACAAAAGCAACAGTCCTTGGGGTTTCATCATCGATCCAAGAAGTGCCATTCCAATACAATAAAGCACCTGAAGCTGGCGAAGTAATTGTTGTGTCTGTAAGATCTGCTAGTGTAGAAACACCACCGCTGCCATCACCAAAAGCACCAGCTCCTAGCTCACGGCTAACCACATCTCCATTTGCATCTAACAGTAAAGCTGTAAGCTCCGTAGAAGAAACAGTAGGAGTGTTAGTAAAAGAAAGTGTACCATCAATCTCTACAGTGTCTGTAGATAATTTCAATCCAGTGTCGTTCCCTCCACCATCTTCAACTGTCTTCAATGTAGCTGTAACCCCACCTTCTACGTGGAGCAAATTACCGTACTTATCCTTGATCTTCTGACCTGCTAATGTAGCCATACTGTTTTATTTAGTTAACTTTGCAACAAAGGTACTAATTTAATTTACAGCTATATGCCCAAGGGTAGAGTCGCCAAAAAGAAGATGTTTAGGGACTTCTCCTACATCGATGATAAGTGGATCAAAGACAACTATTTAAAGCTCTGGCATCCCACGATGAGAGATATGTCTACCAACTACGATGTCAATGAGTCTCAAATGAGATTTATGATCTTCGTGTATGATCTAGAGTTCTGGACCAGGGATTGGATTGCTGATCAATACGGTAATCAGAAATGGGGAATGAGTAAGCACCTCATCTACCCACTACTAAAGAAAGGATATCTGTACAAGCACTTCAATAGATACGCACCTAACCACGAAAAGAATGATCACCTGTTCCGTGAGGAGCTAGGACAAAACTATCGTATACGCTACGCACTATCCCAGAAGGGTAGAAACTTTGTAGCACGCTTCTACAATAAGATGCAGGGTGAGGTTAAGATCAATGCGCCTTTTTCACGCGAAACTTAGCCTCTAGGCTAGCACCCTTATGTGCAACAAATTCTCCCTTGTGAGGCATTAGGTAGTAACGCCCCTTCTCAAGCATCCAATGATACCCAGAAGGAGCCTTTACCATCTCGTGTGTTTTTGCTTTCTTAGCTTTCACGTTTTATTTTTTTAACAGCTTCAAGCATTGCCTTAGTAGGCTTCTTGCCAGAACCTCTATTTGCACGTATGTTGTCCCATAACCCACGAGGTGAGTATGATCCGTCTTTACGCTTAATTAGTTTCTTCTTAGCACGCATTACTTTTTCTTTTTTACACGCATCATCTTAAAGTCAGCGCCAGAGATCTTACCGTCCTTGTTAGCGTCAAGCTTTACCTGACCACCTTTCAAGTACATACTCATCTTACCACCGTTCTTCAAGTACTTCTCTGCAATCTTAGTAGCTTGCTCTGGAGTAGCTCCTTCTTTGATGGCTTGCTTGTACTCACGATCAGCTTCACTACGTCTCTTAAGGTATGCCTTCTCAGCTTCCATTTCTGCTAGACGCTCCTTAGCGACACCAGCCATCTTAGTCGTTTCTGCTTCACGCTCTGCCGGTGACAGCTTTTTCTTCTTAGTGGTCACACCACCCTTCTCGTACATACTGTACTTACCGCCTTTGCCGTAATTCTTCTTAGCCTTCATCTATTTTTTCTTTTTACAGTCCTTAGATTCCTCACAGTAGCATACCTCTTCACTACCACAAGCAAACGGTTCAGGGATGTCATAGACCTTCCCTCTGCCCATACGTGCAAGTATAGACACGATCACAATGATCCAAAATAATACTACTAGTTCTTCCATAGACGCAAAGATAGTAAACATATACATTCAAGATAAACAGCTGTAGACCAGCACATTGGGTGCTTACTCTGTCGTCCAGTTATTTTCAATCATAAGATCTCTAAAACATACAGCCTCAGAAAGAGATTCAAATCTTCCGAAACTATGTACTTTATTACTTATGCTTTTCTGAACGTTGTATCTACCTCCTGTAATACTTATGTGTTTCGGTAATTTATATTTCCCCATTGATGATCTTCTTGTATTCTCTGATTGGGAAATCATCTGTAGGTTTGAAATGCAATCGTTTGAGGGGTCTGAGTCTATATGGTCTATTACCATACCTCTTTTAATAGGCTCGTCAGAAACCTCATTAAACGTGAAGTACACCAGATGGCTAACCTTTTTATCAATGACAGATCCTTTATGACTCATAGATATAGATCTGTACTTATTAGACTTGGACCCACCCTTTAGTATTCTTTCTTTATGGGTGACCTTTTTGCCATTGCTGTATTTTACAGTTCTCTTTTTTCTTCTTACTCTACCTAGATTAGAGACTTCATAATTTTCATTGTACGGATAGCAGTACACATCTTTCCAAACTTCCTTCATAGTGTAATTGTTTCTGCAAAGATACAACAAGTTTAGACACTAAATGATTCACTAATAATTGTTAGTCGAGACTAAACCTGACGGCATCTTTCGTTAATCAGTACTTTGCATTACATAGTACCCCCGTAAACACTGGGATTCATTTTCTTATTTATATTGATTCTAAACTTATTTTTCCGTAACTTTGCCTTATGAGGTGACAAGCTCTCAAGTTCCGAGCATCATATCCTCAGACAATAAGAGCAACAATTCACTATAGGGGTGGCGCTCACCGCCGCACCCACCCCTAATCACTACAGCCAAACATACTCCGTATACGGCACAACTATATCTTGTGACTAGCTGTACACCATCCACCCCCTCCCTACCTATTTCACCTCCTTACAGCTACATATTCTGTGGAGTCTTATGGCGGTCTTTCAGCCGCAAAAGACATTCTCCCCATACATCCCCCTCATCCCCAGAAATAAACCCCTGAAACACCCCTTAAAACGCCTTAAAAAGCATCTATTCACCACCATTCCCCTCCCTATTTCCATCCATACCCACACAACATTATACAGCTGATCTGTTGCACCCCATTGTTTTTGTATTGAGTTATTTGTAGGAGTGGGATTCTATATATATATGAGCGCGCACGCGTGTAGCCCGAACCGATTCTCTCGACCCCACCCCCCCAGATTTCGTTTTGGATTTCCCTGAGGATTTTGGCTTTTTTGACCGGTGTGCTGAGGCTGTTTTTGACCTGATCGAGACAGGTACTTTTTACCCGGTGATTTGATGCCGACCGGAGGATGTGAAGAGGTGATATTTGTAGGTTATGTATGCAGGTGAGGAACAATCCCCTCCCAACCCATTTTCCCCTCATCCAACGCACTCACAAACACTGCCCAGTTGACTCCAGAGGACCCGAATGTCCAACCCTTGGTACACTGCTTTTGTGACCAGTTGATGCCCCAGTCGTTCGGTTACTGGGTGAAAAGTGCCGTTCCAGGAACGTGGTTTTGTGCCCCTACGTGCGTGCGTGTACGTGTGCGGGTATCTTACTCTTGACGGGGATGTTAAATTTTTCTCCCTGATTTTCAGGCAGTTAGCTGTTGATTGTGAAAAAAGTTTGATTTGCGTTTGGTGGTTTCAGGATGTCGCCGTAGAATTGTGGTGTTGAAACGATTCAACGACTAAAACAAATGCCTTATGAGAAACCCATTAAACATCCAAACGTTGACCAAAGTATTCGCTGATGTGCTGAATGTGAAATACACTGATTTTGGTTCGAACAAAAAAGAGATGAGAATAGCTAAAGACCTAGCTGTTAAATTTCACGATTTGCACTTGAGTGGTGGTGACCTGAGCACATTTGCTCCAGTAATCGACCAAGCCAAAAAAAAGCTAAGCTAACTAGAACACTAAACTTAAATTAATTGCCTTATGAAAAATCAAAACTCAATCAACCCACAAGAAGCTAAAGCACTACTTGACAACGTACGTGCTGACCTAGACAAGCTCATTGCGCTAGGTGAAAGCTACGCACATTTCCAATCTGCTCAGGCTACGCACAAGTACCTGAAGAAGGCTAAGAATGCCTTAAAAGGGCTCAGCTAGTTAGCTGTTACGCTGATGATGGGTGAGCACACCCGAAACTGCCTTCGGGCAGTCCGTAACTAAACTTAAATTAATTGCCTTATGAAAGAATTAATCCCTATGGAATTTATCAGTAGCCACGGAACACTATACGTCAATGAGAACGGCACTATAAACAGCATTGATTGTGATGAAGTTGATTGGCTAGGCGATATCAGCAAAGTAGATATCGAAGAGTTGGATTACTACCTGAGCCTATATGACCTTGAACCGACTCAGGGTGGTGATGTACTTGACTTCGGGTATTGGGACAAAGATGGTGTATACCATCAGCCGAGTAGACAATGGAGGGAAGATGTGTTTCATAGAATCTCAGTCGACTCCGACCCTGATGAAGCCAAGGATTATTGGACTGAAGAGAAGATACAAGAAACCATTGAGAAGAGTTTCGAGTGGATAAAGAAGAATAGACTATAGATTGGTTCGCTCATTGGATGCTTCAGGCATCGCCTAGGTCGTGCTAGGAGTGAGCTCTAAAACAATTGTGAAAATAATTGTGGAAATGTATTGCGGTCTCGGAATATCTTTTTAGATTAGCAAAGCAAATGAGGGAGAGCCCGTAAGCCCTACCTCAGCTAGTTAGGTCTAGCAACGTACTTTACTTATTGGAAAACAAATCAGTCTGATGAGGGCAGTCCATTCAACTGCCTGAGCACATTGTGCTCGACTCCTGAAACGGAGCGAAACCACGGAACGTAGGAAGTACGTATGATATTTAAGAGGGCAGTGTTACAGCTGTCCTTGGTTACTGATATTACTAATTAAAATAAATGCCTTATGATTACATTCACTGAATTACTAGAATCGTTTGCCTTCAATGAGGAAGGTAGACTACCAAATGCAATTGATCCAACCGCACTTTTATCAGGTATTGATATTGTAGGTTTTGAAATCACTACTAACCGAGATACGTATGTTATCGCACTGGATGATGACATCGAATACGTAGAAGAAACCGATGATTGGTTTAGCCTTTGCGAAGGCATCGATGCAAACGTGTTCATCACTGAAGCAGGTCTTGTACTGCTATCGTTTTACCCCGTTATAGATGGTAAGATAGATACCACTGATAGCCGTATGGAAAGTATTGCGTGTTTCACTAAACAATTGAAAAAATGACAAGCAGAGATAAAATGATGGAAGTACTCGGTGAGTATTTCCCTATCACCGGAACGACCGAAGACTTCGATGGTAGCGAAGGTGGTATTTGGATTTGTGGCGAATGTGGATACACCAACCTGAGAGGTGTGCCGTACTTCGATTACTACGCAACAACCGGTTCGTATGAATTCGGTGTATTGTCTAACCTAGTTAAACTAGCTGAGCGACACGGATGGTACTTTGAATGGTACGATGCCGGGACCATTATGGTGACTCCTATGTAGGGGTTACCGGTTACTGATAACTTTAATTAAAAGCCTTATGACAAAGCAAGACTTCGTACAATTACTTGTAAGCCACGATTGGTACTTCGAACGTACCGAAGACCCAAAGATGTACAAAAGAGGCGCAGAACAGCGCAGAAGAATCCTAGAAGCCAAGAAGAGCCTAGGTACTGATGGTGAATACTTATTTCAAAAGTACGCCAAGAAGATTCAACCGGATGCTCCTATAGCTGTAACCGCTACACGTTCTGCTCGTGTAATGCCTGAGCTTATCTGCCGGTCTACCGGGCGCATTGGTACGCTTGTAGACAAATCGCCAAACGGATTCTCGGAGGTGATGTTCAACGGAGAGATGCGTAGTGAGTTTATGAGACAAAGCGATTACTTTTTACTCGACTAATTATGGAAAAGGATACATTGAGAAACGGATACCTGAGGATAGCTGATAAGCTACAAGGTGAAGACCTACACGGAGCAATGGCTGTAGCCAGGAATCTAGGTCTAATGGGAATTATGAATGAGATAGGAGAGATTATGTACAGCCCTAATGAGGTGTACAATACCTATCGACAAAGGTTAATCGAATACCTTATCGAAGAATAATAGAAGCCTCTACGGAGGTGGTTACTGATAACTTAATTTTATGCTTTATGAATGTATCAACCATTTACAAATTACAACGTGAGAACGGACTTGCAGAGATGCAAGAGATGATCAACACCGGTCTTGCTTTTAAGATGGAAGGCAGTGTAACTAGAAGAGCTATGGAGCTGTTGCGCTCAGGAGCTTGTATGTTGCCTCTAACAGCTGTTGTCGATGCTTATGGTAATCGTGTACCTAGCCGTAAAGAACTTGTCTCAGGTACGCTAGGAACGTTTGAGAACGCTGTAAACTTTTGGTCGGATGACGACAACCTTATGATGCTCGAAATGGATAATGAGCCTGATGAGGTAGCTTTATTTCACGAACTTTAAATCAATCATATTATGTCGGAAAGAAAACATAGAAATAGAAAAGGAGACATCTGTTACACCTTCGGTTGGGAAGGCGGTGGTGGTAACCACGTATACGCACACAACAAAAGAGCCGCTTATAGAAGAGCTGTAAAACTGGGTGCCGGAACACATACACGTAACGGGGACAAACTCAAAGTACCTGCTCAACATAAGCCATTAGTACCGGTTGAAGATACATTTCGGTCGGTCAACCTCACTGAGCTATTTGAATTCGATAAGAATTTATATCTAGCTTACTCCCTTTAAGTCAAGGCAAGGCAACTCCCGGATATCTTCGGGAATGAAGGACATTCTGCCGAACTCAATTTAATTAAGGTTAAAGATCGCCTTGAGCCTCCGGGTAAAGCATCGATCTAAGAATGTTCAAGATTGACAGCAAGGAAAGACTTGCGGTTACTGATAACAACATTATGAATGATTGGAAGATACCATTTTTAAACATCGCTAAGATTACCTTTGGGTTAGCCTTGGGTATAGCTGTCGGAGGTGTATTTACCTTTATTGTAAAACAATTACTAAAACTAGTCTTATGAATTTGAAAGAGATGTACCAGGAGGTTTACCTTCTAACAAGCCGTGTAAAGGAACGTGCTGAGTTAGCAGACCGAACACTAGATGCTCACGATATGGAGCGTATAGAAGCCCTACTAGGGCAGATTCAGGTGTTTACAAAACAACACCACAGCAACTGCGAGTAATTTGATTACCACTTGTGGGTTAAATAAATTCTTGTATATTTGCATCAACAAACAACCCTCGTGCCAATTGTGGTTGTTTTGCAAGCATACATTTAAGACTCTATCGGAAGTAGTTGAGGGCACGCAACGAAACTGATAGGGTCTTTTTTGTTGCTTGGTATTGAGGCGCAACACAAAACAAAGCCCTTACGTTTGGAAGAGATGGTTACCGAGTAAACAGCATCGCCAATGATCCGGATGAATAATACACACCGGATGGAGACCTACGCTATTGGAAACAGCTGTAGTTTCAATGCTCTAAACAAAAGTGTTAGCGAGTGATGGATTCCTATACCTTTCCTGCTCGTGGGTGCCGGAGAATGCGATGAGTCAACCTTAAGCTAGTCTCTTTCCTTTATAGGGTTCTATACCCTATAGGGGATTTGAAGGTCTGCTCAGATATCACCAAAAGCTAGTTAGCTGTAAGAAACATTCACCCTCTACAAGATACATTGAGGGAGGAGGTGGGGGGTTCTAAACCCCCTCCCCCCCGCCACACAACATTCAAGGCAAGCAACATAATCAGGCAAGAAAAATTACTAACATTTCTTGTATAAGTTACAGCTATTTAGTAAATTGCAATCAACATTAGAAGTCTAATTAAATTCAATACATATGACTTTAGGAGAGAAGCTGTCTTTGATACAGCAAGAATTCAAGGCTAAGAAAAGCCGCTTCAATAGCTTCGGGAAGTACAACTTCCGTAGTGCTGAAGACATCTTGGAGGGACTAAAACCTTTCAACACAAAGTACAAGGTACACTTCCTTGTAGAAGAAACATTAACTGATCTTGGTGGTCACCCTATCATCATCTCTACAGCTAGCATTGTAGACAATGAGAAAGGCGATCGTGTAAGTGCTACAGCTATTGTAGGTGTAGACCTAGCACAAAAAGGTATGCAGATGCCTCAGGCTTTTGGTTCAGCTTCTAGCTACGGCAAGAAGTACTCACTGGGTAACCTTTTGTTGATTGATGATACAGCTGATGCTGATGCAACCAATGGACACGGAAAAGCACCTGCTACACCGGCTAAGGCACAAGCCCCAGCTACAGCGCAGAAAGATGACAGCTTCCAGCAGTCTATCGAATACTTGAAGAGCACACCGGACGACAAGAAAGGTATGGTACTGGGTATGATCCTAGAAAAGTACGGCAACAAGTTCTCGCCTAAGCAGGTTGAGGCACTCAAGAAGTTTGTATAACAGCTAAAGAAACAATTATGAATTATCGTGAGAAAAACCTTATTAGATCAATAGAGCATTTAGGAGTGTCAGCGCAGAACGATGCGGTGGTAAACCTAAGAGATCAAAACAAAGCAACTGTCTTTGTAATGAACCATCTTAACGAGCTTATAAACATCACCATCCAAAACATTGATAATAGAATGTATGTATGGGTAGGCGGTAAGCAATACGAGATCCGAGAAGGTCAGGTAGAAGCTGTTGATGACATTCAGATGCCGGAATCAGAATACGTAAACCTCTAATGGAGTTCGCTAGACTACTAGTTGAGAGGACGGGTAAACCATACCTGTCCTACTCAGCGCTTAAGTACGCCGCAGATGGTGGAAAACAGCAGGATATGAAACTATTCGAGCTGTACATCACCGGTAAACTTAAGAAGGAAAGCCAAGCACTATTCTTTGGATCATTGTACGATATGATGTTGCTAGAGCCTGAGAAGGTGAATGAGCAGTTCTATGTGCTTGATGATTCCGAAATCATTGAACAGCTAAAGGACAAATACAAAAATCCTAGAGCTTCCAAGCAGTACAAGGAATGGAAAGCAGCTCAAGAAGGTGATAAGCGTACAGCTGTACCTGAAGAAGACTGGTGGATGGCTAAGAATATGATCAGCCGCCTAGACAGCTCTGAAGTAGTAGATCCTGAGACTGGTTTGATCACTCCAGTGCGTAACTTCCTTAAGGGGAAAGCTCAGGTAGAATTCAACACTTGGATTGAAGAGATTCCGGTAAGAGGTTTCTTTGATGTTGAAGGTGATGGGTTCGTAACGGATAGTAAGTCCACACGTAACGTGTACGGATTTAGATACGATGTGAAGAGCTTTGATTACGACATCCAAGCATACATCTACACTCAGGTAGCCGGAACAGACACGTTCTATTGGGTAGCTCAGGGTAAGGCTAAGCCATATCTCTGCGCTGTATACAAGGCTTCTCCGGAGATCATCGCTTCAGGTGAGCGTAAGTTTTGGTCAGCTGTAAACAACATTACCAGATGGCTTAACGATCCAACAAAAGACACCGAAGCATTCGCTATTTATGGTGAAATTTAATCTTATCAACTTGTTTATTAACTAGGAACACTTTATATTTGTTCCTGCAACTTTAAATTTAATAGTTATGCAAAACGACAAAATCTTTGCGCAAGGATTCTCTTTCAAGAAGAATCCAAACTCTCCTGAATTCGTAGTAGGGAAACAATCTATCAAGGTAGATGAAGCTGTAGCATTCCTACAGGCAAATCAAAAGAACGGCTGGGTCAACCTAGACGTGAAACAAGCCAAGAACGGCAACTACTATATGGAGTTGGACACTTGGGAGCCTAAGGGCGGTAACGGTCAATCAGCACCGGCTTCAAACAATCCGTTTGTTGCAACAACTCCAGGAAGTGACCTACCGTTCTGATAGAATAAGTAATAAGGGAGGTGGAGCTAGACTTCGCCTCCCTATTTACTATATGGAGGTAGAGGTATCTATCTTCAAAGCCAAGAACTGGCACAAGAGACACACTTGGATCGTTAGTGTGATCACTGATCAAAATCAAATCTTAAAAGAAGATGCCAAAACAAGGTCAAGACTCAACGAAGAGTACTACGGATCAAAGTTCAAAGGACAACGAGGCATCCGGATCGAGCGAATCCACAGCTGTAAGCAAATCGGCACCACAGCTTGGTAGCGACTTCAAATTTTTATACTGGGAACAATGAGAACAAAGAAAGAGGAAGAAGATTTTCAGAAATTCAATAAAGCTGTAAAGCTAACACTACTACTACAAGCATCGCTTGAGTTGATGGATGAGATGAAGGGGTTGAAGATGTATAGACAAGACATCAAGAACCAAATGAATAGACTGGAGAAAAAGATTGAGATACACCTGCGTGAAGCTATTGCTCAGATGTCTTCTGATGAAGAGTTTATGATGATGCAGATACAAAGAGGTATCGATACATTATTAGAAAAAACATTAGAGGAGATTCACAATGAGGGTATTTAAAGTAAAGATCAAGGACCAGGTCTACGGAACATACAAGACTATAGAACAGGCTAGAGACCTTAGGGATATGCTTAGACAGTGGAGTTATGGACAGCTGTCTATAGTAGTCACTGAAGAGGAGGATGAGTAAACTGATAAGGGGAGGGGTTTTTACTAACTTAAACTAACGACTGTGGTTATTCGTTCCCTCCCTTTATGAGCCAATTAATTAAGATAAACGGCTCAAATCTTCACAGCTATGAACCTTAAATCTTCACAATGATGTCAAGTAAATTGCACAAAATAGTTGACACCAACAAGAGGTGTAAGCACATTAAAAGAGAAGGTGAGAGTTGTACGCTCAATAACAACTGCACCTATCCCAGATGTAAAACCTTACGAGTGTAACGAATGCCCTTGAGTACCCAACGAGGGTAATGTATCAATAAACAGATTACAATCTGCTTATTTGTAACATTAATGATACTTTAAGCATATAAAAATAGGCGCACACATATAAAAGTAGGCGCAAACCTTAATACCAAATAAAAATGAGAGAAATATTACTTGAGATGTACGAGAAACTTTGGAACGCTGACAAGGATAAGTGGGCTTGGAATGTGATACTGAAGGACACGCTTGAGAAATTAGAGACCAAAGATGATACAGAACAATAGGGTTTTGTGTCTTTAATAGAACATTATGTCAAGTAAACTGCACAAGATGCTTGACACCTTTAACACCAAAGAGAGATGACATCTTTTAGAGAACTCAAAAAGCGACATAAACTAAAATACTATCTTGGAAAAGATAGTGTTGGAAACAAACTATATGCCGCTGATGAAGTAAAACTCTCTATGCCGATTGAAACAAGGACTCCT